CAAGCGCTGTCATCCCGTAGAACTGCGCCGAGGCTTCCACCTTGACAGCGGCCGCGACGGCGGACAGGTCCAGAGCAGGACGCGCGGCGCCCTTGGGTTGCTTGACTTGGGTTGCTTGGGTCTTAGCCATTTCGATTCTCTCCAGCCCCGTCGGGGCCACTGTCGGAGGCGTCCGGTCCCGGTGCGGGACCTATCAACGCAACCGACAACCGAATTAGAGCACGAATGGCGCGCCGCTACTAGCCCTTTCAACGCGTTGCAAGCATTCCGAACAGACAGAATAGTTATGTCACGGCCGTCCTTTATGCGCGCCCCGACGGCGCCGGGGCCGCTGTCCACAGCCTGTGGACAAGCCCCAGGTATCCACAGGCCTCTGTGGACAAAACCGTCTTGGAAACAGAAGTACTACAGCCTAGGACGGCCGGAAAGGGCCTTCTGAGCCGCGCGCGCCCCGACAGTACCGCCGCCCTTGACGGGGCCGCGAACGGGGCTCTAGCGCATTTTCAGGAACCAAAGGATTACAGGGTAAACCCGCACGGAATCTGTAGTACGCAAGACCTACAAATTCCTGGCCCCGACGGGGCCGCCGACGGGGCGGGCGCCGCTGGCACTGGCTCCGCCGGGGCCGCCGCCGCTGGCAGGGATGGGTACACATCCGACGGCAGAGCAGGGCGGCCGGGCCAACCAGGCTCGAAAATTTCCCAAAGGAACTTTTCAAAACTTTTGGTCCAAAAGTTGACATTTCTGTCAAAATGCTTGACGGCTCAGCCAAAGTTCGGCACAGTTGGCAGCTCAACAGCGCCAAAGCCCCAGCCCCAGCCCCAGCCCCAGCCAAAGCCCCAGCCCAAGAAAGCGCCTATGGACATCGACAACAGCAGCTTCTTCGACACGCGCACCGCACACGTCCCGCCGATGCGCGACACCGTGGACGACGAGTTCAAGGCGCCCGACTGGCGCGAGGCCACCCTGGGCGCTGTCCTGGCCGCTGCCATCGTCGGGGCCGTCCTGCTCACCGCACGCCTCTGGCCCGAGCCGGGCACGGTCACCCTGCAGCGGGCCGACTGGCGCTGCACCAAGAGCGAGATCGCCGACGCGCATGAGCCCAGCTTGCGAGGCGTCACGCGCTGCATCGAGTACGTGAGGACGAAATGACCGGCAGCCTGGTGTTCATCGCGATGCTCTTGGCGGCGGCCTTCGGCGTCCACTCCTGCACGCAGTCGGATTGGTACAAGGCCGACATCGCCAAGTACGAAGCGGACAAGCAAGCTGCCACGGTGCCGCGCATCGTGAGCCGCAGTGCCGACGGCTGCGAGGTCTACGCCTTCAATCCCGGCGACCGCTGGCGCTACTTCACGCGCTGCGGGGCGCAGACGACGACCGACAACAGCTACACGGTGACGCGCACGTCGGGCAAGACCACGACGACCGAGACGGTCGATGACTCGATCACCACAGTGAGGTCCAAATGACCGGCTGGGCCGCCTTCTGGCTGTGCGTGGCCGTCTTCATCCTCTGCGAATGCATCCTGACGATGCACGGCATCGACACCTTCCTCTGGCAGTTCCGCACACCCGCAGAACTCGACATCCAGAAAGACCTGAGCAAGCCATGAGCCATCCCGAACAACTCGCCATCCAGCAGGACAGCCTGGACCTGTGCCACAAGATCGCCCAGCACACCGGCCACGAGCCGAGCGTCGTGCTGGAAAAGGCACTTCGCACCTACGCCGCGCTGCACACGCTGCACGAGGACAACGGCATCGTCGCCATCCACCAGCACGGGCGGCTGCACCGGCTGGACCTGTCCACGGACGCCGCGCACCTTGCCCACGAGCACCGCAGATCATGAGACCCAAACCGCTCAAGGAGCGGCTCACCCCGGAATTGGTCAGGGCCTTGGAGGACAGGACCATGACCAACTCCGAGGTGGCCGCAATTCTCGACGTGAACCCGGCCTACCTGAGCACGGTGTTCAACACGATCTCGAGGAAAAAGCGCGGACCGGTGCGCGAGCAGCGCGAGTGGATGCGTGATCTGGTCGCGGCCCGCCGCGACGTGCGCGTGCAGGAAGCGCGCAAGGTCGCTCAAGGGCGCAAGTCCATCGAGCAGGCCGCGCTGGACGCGAACTGCAGCGAGCGCACGATCCGCCGCTACGTCGAAAAAGTGGCTTCGAAAGAGGCCTAAACCTCGGAAATTTTGCCCAAATGGACCCGATTGACACCGGAAATCCGCCCAAAACGGGCGGTTTGAAGCCCTATTCGCTCGGAAACACGCAGAAACGGCCCGATTTGGACCTCGAAGCGATGGATGTGAGCGAATTGCTCGCCTTGCGCGACAAGATCGACGCGAAACTGCCCTCCACGAGCCTGAAGGACATCAACGTCGAGCAGGAGGTGCTGCTGCAGTATTACCGCGTCAAGGACCTGCAGGAAAAGGCCGCCGACGCGCCCGACGTGCCCACCAACCAGCGCGCACAGGTCGCCAACAGCGTCGCCAACACGCTCAAGGAGATCGTGAAGATGCGCGAGAAGGTCTACAACGCCGAGCAGTTCCGCAAGATGGAGGCCGCCCTTGCGAAGGTGCTGCGCACGCAGCCCAAGGAGGTGCAGGACGCGTTCTTCGCGGCCTACGAGAAGAGTGCGACGGAGATGGCAGCATGATCCTCGATCCCGACTACGCCCGCGTCTTCACGCAAGCCCGCATCATCGCCTGGCAGTACGGCTACTCGGCGAGCCTGCACGGCTCCTACACGCGCGACCTGGACATCCTGCTGACGCCGTGGACCAAAGAGGCGCGGCCCAACCACGACCAACTCGTGCGGCTCATCGCGGACGCCTGCAACCTGACCGTGTCGGTGCTGAACACGCAAGGCGACATCCGCTGGACCGAAAAGCCCCACGGCCGACGCGCGACAAGCCTGCACTTCCCCGGCTTCGGGGATCGTCGCTGGGTGGGCATCTCGATCATGCCGTGCGCACCGGGAGTCGCCCATGCTTGACCGCGTCCTCTTTCGCGAGCACATCGAGCGGGTGCGCTCGGACGTGTCGGCCCGTCACTCGCTTGCGGACATTCCGGCGTGGATCACCGAGAACACCTACATCCGGGGCCAGAAGTACAGCTTCAAGGACCACGAATTTCAGGAGTACATCATCCGCTCGGAAGACACCGAGGTGAACGTGATGAAGTGCTCGCAGGTGGGCCTGTCGGAGATCATGGCCCGCTGGGTGATGGCCGTGGCCTACAACTTCCCGGCGTTCTCGACCATCATCACCTTCCCGTTCTCAGGCGACGCGAACGACTTCGCCAAGACGCGGGTCGATCCCTTCATCCAGTCCTCGCCCAAGCTGTCGGAGGCGATGAGCAAGCTGGACAACAAGGACATCAAGCAGATTCGCGAGTCGCTGGTCTACTTCCGAGGCACCAACGGCACGACGGCGGCGATCTCGATCCCGGCCGACTGCATCGTCTCGGACGAGATCGACCGCTCCAACCCGCACATCCTGACGCAGTACACCTCGCGCCTGACGCACTCGCCGTACAAGCTGCGAAGGAACTTTTCGACGCCCACGGTGAAGGGCTACGGCATCGACCTGAAGATGCAGAGCAGCCGCCGCTTCGTGAACCTGTGCAAGTGCCACCGCTGCAACGAGTGGTTCCGGCCCGACTTCTTCGAGCACGTCACCATCCCCGGCTACGACGGCGAGGTGAAGGCCCTGAACAAGAACACCCTTGCGAAGACCCGCTACCTGGAGGCCTATCTGCGCTGCCCGAAGTGCGGCAAGGAGCCGAGCCTGTACCCGGCGCAGCGCGAGTACGTGTGCGAGAACGCGGGCGACGGCTTCGAGGCCAAGGGCATCTACGTCAGCCCCTTCGACGCACCGGCCATCATCACGCCCACGTCGCTCCTGAAGGCGATGGTCGAGTACGCCCGGTTCTCCGAGTTCGTCAACCAGAACCTCGGGCAGACCAGCGAGGAGGTGTCCGAGTCGCTCGTGCTGGAGGACATCGTCAACGCGACGACGACGGACGACCTGAGATCGACCACCGTGCACGCGTTCGGCGCCGACATGGGGCTGATCTGCCACGTCGTCATCTCGCGCATGACCCTCGAAGGGCAGTGGATCGTCGTGCACCGCGAGCGGGTGCCGCTTGCGAAGTTCGATGAGCGGCGCAGGCAGCTCAAGGCGCAGTTCAACTGCGTCATCAGCGTGATCGACAGCCAGCCCTACGTCGATCTGGTGCTGCGGGTGCAGCAGACCGACAAGAACGCGTTCGGCGCGGTGTACGTGAACTCGAAGCTGCCCGAGGTGTTCCGCGTGAAGATGGCCGACCCGGACGCCGAGGCCGGGAAGCTGCCGATCCACGTCGTCCAGGTCATGAAGGACAAGGCGCTGGACGAGCTGCTGGGCAAGTTCAAGAACAAGGAGGTGGTGATCCAGCACTCGGGCGATCAGGACCTCGAAGACGAGTTCCAGAAGCAGCTTCTGGACATGAAGCGGGTGCAGGAGTTCGACGAGCATCAGGAGCTGAGCTATGTGTGGGTGAAGTCGCCTGCGGCGAACGACCACTTCCACAACGCGATGCTCTACTCCTACATCGCCTGCCGCCTGCGCGGCACCGTCAGCCGCAGCGTGGGCCTCGGCGGCGTGCCGCTGGTCTCGAAGGCCCGGATCGCGCCGATCCAGCGCCAGGCAGCCCACCTTGCGCCGCGCGGGCCGCAGATCATCGGATCGTCGCGCTGAAACGACAAACCCCGGCGAGGACGCCGGGGTTTGAAGGGTGCCGGAAGACGGGCGGCACCGATGGCAACACCAAACTCAAGGACTTGCGGCGCTTCACAGCGGGGCGCCCCGAATATAGCTGAGGTTTGACAGCTCAGCAATGGGTCGCGACAATGCCGCCCATGCTCGACCGTATCCGCTCCCTCTTCAGGCTGAAAGGCACTTTGCCCGCGTCCGGTGGCGGCAAGGTCAAGTCCGCGCCCGGCGCCAAGGCGGGGGCGAGCGGCATGCTGGCGCCACCGACGCCGCCGAAGGTCAAGAACGGCCAGATGACGGTCCCGTCGTACATGACGACGAACGCCGCGCAGACCTCGGCGCGGCCGAAGAACGACCTGAACCTGGCGAACGTGGACATCGTCAACACGTACCGGTTCGGCGCCGATACGGACACGACGATCCGCTCGCTCGCACGCGGCAACCCCGACTTCGCCGCTGCCATCTCCGGCCACCTGCGCCTCGGCATCCCCGAGAAGTACGTCGCCATCGCCTACGACCTGCAGGGCAACTTCAACCTCGAAGGCACGCAGTTCTGCCTGCAGTTCCTCGACCGGCTGAACACGATGCCCGGCTACGACGTGGGCTTCAACCCGACGAACGCGATGCAGTCGCTCGGCGAGAGCCTTGCGAAGGAGATGCTGCTGGTCGGCGGCGTCGGCATGGAGCTGGTGCTGAACAAGGCGCGGCAGCCCGCCTTCTTCGCGCCCATCAGCGTCGGCGGCCAGCGCTTCCGCTTCTACGACGACTGGAGCGGCGGCACGAAGACGCTGCGGCCGGTGCAGGTCGTGGGCGGCGAGGAGATCGACCTCGACGTGCCGAACTTCTTCATGACGTGGCTCGACCCGAGCGTGATCGACCCGTACCCGCAGCCGCCGCTGGAGTCGGCCATCCAGCCGGTGCTGGCCGGATCGACCTTCCTGAACGACCTGCGGCGCCTGTGCGAGCGGCACGTCTACCCGCGCATCCACTGCACGGTGGACGGCGAGAAGCTCAAGGGCCTGATGTCCGAGGAGCAGCTTCTGGACAGCGACAAGCGCGTCGCCTTCCTGAACGAGACGTTCGCCACCATCCAGGACACGGTGAACAACCTCGGCGTCGAGGAAGCGCTGGTGCACTTCGACTTCCTCGACGTGCAGTACGTCGAGGGGCAGGACGGCGACGTGCCGAACACGTTCGACACCGTCAAGGGCATCTACGACGCGAAGATCGCCACCGGAGCGCGCTCGATGCCCTCCTTGCTCGGGCACGGCTCGGGCAGCCAGAACATCGCCTCGACCGAAACGCTGCTCGGGATGCTCACGGCCAACGGCCTCGTGCGGCTGAAGCTGCAGGAGATGTTCTCCAAGGGCCTGACGCTCGGCGCGAACCTGATGGGCCTGCCCGTGGTCGTGAAGTTCGAGTACGACGACATCGACCTGCGTCCGGCGACCGAGCTGGAGGCGTTCAAGGCGCAGCGGCAGTCGCGCTGGCTGGAGCTAGTCTCGCTCGGGTACATGACCGACGAGGAGTTCTGCCTGCGCACGCTGTACCGGCTGCCGCCGACTGGCTTCACGCCGCGCTGGAACACCGAGTTCATGCAGCAGGCCGGTCTCGGCCGCCAGGCCGACGCGATGGGCAACAACTACTCCGGCACAGGCGTCGGCGGCGGCCAGTCGGGCGGCGGCGCCGCCAACCAGTCGCGCACGCCGCAGACGCCCACCGGCAAGCGTGGAGGGAACGGCAAATGACAGTCAAGCTCCCCTTCAAGAAGGGCGCCTCCTTCAGCTTCGGCGGCACCGTGGCGCTGCCTGCGGCGACGACCTGGACGGCGCAGTCGCAGGTGCGCGACGCGGGCGGCGGTCTGGTGGCCGACCTCACCGTCACGCTCACGCCGTTGGCGCCGCCGACGGCCGACGCGACGCACGCGATCCTGCTCGTCACGGCGGCCGACACGAGCGCGTGGGAAGGCCCGCTGTTCTTCGACGTGGTGTACGTGAGCGCCGATGGCACCTCGAAGGTGCCGTCGGACACCGTGGAAATCGACCTGCAGCCGGGAGTGACCGTCGTTGGCTAATCTCGTCCTCACCCCAACGTACAGCGTCGCCACTGTCCTGCAGGACGGTGACTCGAAAGTCACTTTGCGCCCGTCCACGACGCCGGTCAGCCTGGAGCTGCAGGCGCTGCTGAAGGGCGACAAGGGCGTTCAGGGCGATCCGGGGCCGACCGGCGCGACCGGCGACACCGGGCCGACCGGCCCGCAGGGTCTGCAGGGACCACAGGGCGACACGGGTCCGCAGGGGCCGAAGGGCGACACAGGCGCCACGGGTCCGCAGGGGCCTGCAGGCGCCACCGGACCGCAAGGCCCGCAGGGCGCCACTGGCCCGCAGGGTCCGCAAGGTGACACAGGCGCAACCGGCGCCACCGGCCCTGCCGGGCCGGGCCTTGCGCCGGGCGGCCTTGCGGGGCAGATTGCGGCCAAGGCGAGCGGCGCCGACTTCGACGTGATCTGGATCGACCCGCCGAACCCGAACTGGGGCCACATTGGCGGCAGCATTACGGACCAGGCTGACCTGCAAGCAGCGCTTGCGACGAACCTGAGCGACGCGAAGGGCTACACCGACACCAAGGTGGCCGCGCTGGCAGCGGTGGCCTCGACAGGCGCGTATGCAGACCTGACAGGCAAGCCGACGCTGTTCGATGGGACGTGGGCTTCGCTCACTGGCAAGCCGACCTTCGCGACGGTGGCAACCAGCGGGCTTTACAGCGACCTCTCGGGCAAGCCAGTTCTCGCCACCGTCGCCACCAGCGGCAGCTATACCGACCTGAGCAACAAGCCCACGGCGGCGAGCCTCGGCGCGCTCACCGGCCCGGCTGGCGCGGACCTGCAGGTCCAGTTCAATGACGGGGGCACGCTCGCAGGCAGCTCGGGCCTCACCTACGCCAAGGCATCGCAGACGCTCAGTGTGGGCGGGAACCTCAACGTCACGGCCAGCCTCAGCGCGCAGAACGTCGGGGCGACCAACTCGGTGTCCTCGCCGCTGTTCACGAACGCAGCGTTTACCGCCAAGTTCATCCCGGAGGCGGCCGATACGTGGGCGCTTCAACGCAGCACGAACGCGCAAGCCTTTCGCGCGTACAAGACGTACACGGATGCGTCCAACTATGAGCGCGGTGTCTTCGACTGGCAGGCGACCGCGAACGTCCTGACCATCGGCGCGCAGGCTGCTGGCACCGGCACGCTGCGCGCCGTGGCCTTCGTAGGCGCCTCATTCTCGTTCAACAATCCGATCACGCAGGGCAACCTGACGCTCGCAAGCAACGGCATCACGTTGAGCGACTGGCTGGGCCCCATCGGCTGGAACGCGAACGCGAAGTTCTACCTCGCGGACTCAAGCAACGGAGCAGGCATCGAGCTGCGCACGACATGGAACAGCGCGGCCACGGTGATGCCCGGCTTCCGCGTGAAGGTGACGGACACCGCCAGCGCGGCGGGATCGCGCATCTTCGACGGCGTGGTGGGGGCCGCATCGGTGGCTTATATCGTGAAAACCGGGCAGATCGTCGGCTCGTCGATCACCACGCCTCCGGTCACAGTTGCAAACCTGCCAAACGCGGCCACCGTGGGCGATGGCACCCGCCACTGCGTGACGGACAGCACGCTGGCCCTCACCAGCGCAAACATCGGCGCCACCGTCACGGGTGGCGGCACGAACAAAACCCCGGTAATCACCCTTGGCGGCGCTTGGAAGATCGGCTAACCAAAGGAGAACGACATGACGAAACGAACGAATCCGCTGCCCCCGCAGCAACCCCCGCTCAAGCAGCCGGAGGCCCCGAAGGTCCCCGCCGTGAACATCGCATACACCCAGGAGGAACTCGAAGCGCTCCTGCAGGTCTGCGATGCGGCCCTCAGAGGCCACGGCCTCCAGATCGTCGGGCAGGCCCAGCACATCGCCGGTAAGGCGCTTGCCGCACGCCAGCACCTCGCCGCGCTCGCCGCGCAGGGTGAGCAAGGAGACAGGGCATGACGCAATCGACCGCGACCATCACCTACGACTCCTCGCTGGAGCTGGGCATCACGGCGGCCCGTCTGGACCACAACAAGACGCTCCCCGCGACGATTCCCGACCCGGCCAACCCCGGTCAGGAGATTCCGAACCCGGACCTCATCGCGGACAACCTGACGTACATCCAGCTTCGAGGCCTCTCGATGCTCCAGAGCTGGTACGACACCAACCAGGGGGCCTTCCGCATCCCGACCGGCGACTGGCTGCAGCGCTGGACAGCCGAAGAGAAGAAGGCGATCCGCGCGATGGGCGCGGCCAACCCGCAGATTCAGGGCTGGCTGGACCGCCTCGACGTGGAGCCAGTCGTCAAGCTGTCCGATCCCGACGTTGTCACGGGCGTGCCCGCCATCTGCGCCGCGCTGGAGCAGCAGGGTCTGATTCCGGCCGGAAGTGCCAACGCCCGCGCCGCCGAAATCACGGCGCTGGCGCTTTGATGAGCTGCTTGCGCAAAGTGACTTTTTAGTCCACACTCCGCGCCCATGAAGCTCAGCCGTATCGCCCTCGCCTCTGCCCTCGCCTGCGGCTCGTGGTTCGGGTCCGAAGCCGCCCAGCACACGCTGCTGGAGGCGCTGTCGGCCGCCGCGACGCTGGAGGCCCAAGGCATCGAAGCCGTCAAGATGCACATCAAGGCGTCGGGCGGCGGCACCGGCAGCACCGGCTTCGAGCTGCCCCCGATGTACCAGGTCAAGGACGGCGTCGCCGTCCTGTCCATCGACGGCCCGCTCGTGACCGGCTCCACCGGCTGGATGCGCCTGTTCGGCATCGTCGGCTACGACGACATCCGGCAGGCCGCCGACGACGCGGTGTCGCAGAAAAACGTCAAGTCGGTCATGCTGCACGTCAATTCGCCGGGCGGCATGGCGGCGGGCTGCGAGGACTGCGCCGCGCATCTGAAGGCACTTTCCGAGAAGAAGCCGATGATGACCTACTCCGACACCATCATGGCGTCGGGCGGTTACTGGCTCGGCTCCGTCGGCAAGCCGATCATGGCCGGGGCCACCGCGCTGCTCGGCTCGGTGGGCGTCATCATGACGCACGTCGATGTCTCGAAGGCCAACGCGAATGCGGGCCGCACCGTCACGGTGATCCGCGCAGGCGAGCATAAGCAGCTTGCGAATTCGAACGAGCCGCTCTCGGACAAGGCGCGTGCCCACCTCGAGGGTCTTGGCGAGCAGCTCTACTCGGTCTTCCGCGACAACGTGGCGGCCAACCTGGGCGTGTCCACCGAGAAGTTCGACAAGACGATGGGCCGTGGACGCGAGTTCATGGGCCAGCAGGCCGTGGATGCAGGCCTTGCGTCGAAGGTCGCCACCTTCGATCAGGCATTCGCGTATGCGAAAACGCTTGACGCGTCCAGCTCAGCAGTACAGAATCCGCGCAATCCGAAAGGGAACACGAACATGAAAGCCACTTTGTCCGTCGCGTACCTGATGAAGCTCTTCGCTGGCGCAGGTGTCGCCAGCCTCGACTTCGCCAAGGCCGAGGCCTGTGCCTCCGGCCAAGCGCCCGATGCCGAAGCGCAGCAGCTCCTGCGCGCGCAGGCCATCGAGATCAGCGCGGGCGTGAAGGACGCGAGCGCCGAAGCGGTGCGCGTCGCGACCGAAACGCTGAACGCCAAGGTCACCGACGTGGAGGCCAAGCTCTCCGTCGCCAACACCGAGCTGGGTGCCCTGCGTACCACGAACGCCGCGCTGCTCGAATCGAGCAAGACGCTCGAAGCGTCCGTCGCCGCCGCCGACTCCGTCGTGCACGCCTCGCTGTCGGCGATGTGCGTGGCGCTGAAGCAGGCCGAGCCGAAGGCCGAGCTGAAGGGCGCCGAGCTGCTCGCCGAGCACAAGCGCGTGGCCGACGAGTTCGCCGCCAAGTTCCCCGGCCAGCGCGTGAGCGCCGCGCCGTCCGCCGAGTCGCAGCAGACCCCGAACAAGGGTGCCAGCGCCGAGGTCCCGATGTTCGCCCGTGTGGCTGCCGCCGCCCGCGCCTAATTTCAACCCAGCCCACAGGAGATCGACATGGCTCGCAAGTTCTTCTACGGCCCCACCGCTCCGGCCTCCGCGTCCATCACGTCGCGGCTGGGCGTGCAGGGCACCCCCTACAACGACACCGAGATCGGCAAGCTCGTGAAGGAGTCCGGCGACTCCGGTCACGTCCTCTGCGCGGCCGGTGACCAGATCGCAGGCGTGATCTCCGGCGTGCAGACCGCCACGGCCGACGGCTACACCATCGGCGGCGTCAACAAGGCCGACCGCATCGTCGCGCTGGCCGACGGCCTGCAGGCCACGCCCGGCACCGGCACGCTCGCCATCGGCGATCAGGTCGTCGCCAGCTCGAACAACCCCGCGCTCGGCACCGCCCTTGCGACGTACCCGAAGGTGTGCAAGTCCACCATCCAGGTCGGCGTGACGGTTCCTGCCGACCTCACGGCCGCCGCCGCGCACATGGCGCTGCTGGCCTCCGGCAACATCTGGAAGGTGGTGTCCCTCGGCTCCGCCGGTACGGGCGCCGTCGGCACGCAGATCGTCATCGCTCGCACGATGGACCAGCCGGATTGATTCCACAACCGCAACTCTCCCAAGGAGCAAACTGAAATGGCAAAGTTCCTCAACGCCGAAGGTGCGGTGCAGGATGTCGAAATCGGCGCCAAGGTTTACAGCGAAGCCAACGCTGCAAACCTGGGCATCGCCCAGTACATCAACCGCAAGTACCCCACGGACGCGGCCAAGTTCGGCACGACGTTCGACCAGATGCTGGCCTCTTGCGGGCTGGTGGTGCCCGATTCCAAGCTGCAGCGCGAGCTGGGCCTGCGTGCCCCGTCGATGGCCGATGTGCTGTCCGGCGCCGCGTCCTTCGAACTGGCGTCCAACACGGCGGGCATCGGTTCGCCCACCGGCTCGCAGTCGCGCACGCTGTTCCCGGCTGCCATCGTGCAGTACATGGAGACGGCGCTGGTCAAGGACTACCAGACCGACGCGAACGTGTTCGACAAGCTGATCGCGCAGACGCTGTCCATCGCGAGCGACCGCTTCGAGCAGCCGCAGATCAACATGTCCACGCCGAACGGCCCGAACAGCGCGCTGGCCCAGCGCCGCGCCCAGCTCGCCGCGCCGGCCGCCATGATGACCTTCACGACCAGCGACAAGATCCGCAAGGTGCCGACCTATGCGCTGGGCATGGAGTTCTCCAACGAAGCCCTGCGTGCGACCACGCTGGACCTCGTGGGTCTGTCGGTGCAGCGCCAACTGAACGTCGAGCGCGACGCGTGGGTGTACTCCTACCTGTCCGACATGTTCTCGGGCGACAACGACATCAATACCGGCTCGCTGGCCTCGCTCGGCTACACGGTGAACGCCTCGACGCTGGACGCGGCCTCCACGGGCGGCAGCCTGACGCAAGCGGCGTGGCTGAAGTTCCTGTTCCGCAACCGCAAGTACCGCAAGATCGACTGGGTGGTCTGCGATCTCGCGACGTACCTGAAGATCGAAGGTCGCTCGGGCCGCCCGTCGCTGACGGCCATCGACACGCTCCTGCCGCGCCTGGAAGCGCAGGCCACGGTGCAGAACCCCGGCATCGGCGACGTGAAGGTCTTCCTCGTGGACGATGCTGCCAGCGGCGGCCCGATCCCGGCAGGCACGATCCTCGGCCTGGACAGCCGCTACGCCATCGCCCGCGTGCGCAACACCAGCGCCGACGTGCAGGCCGCCGAGCAGTACGCGCTGCGCCAGGCCGAAGCCTTCTCGCTGCAGTTCGGCGAGATGTGCTACCGCCTGCACCCCGACGCGTTCGACACGCTGGTGCTCGCCTAAGCAACCGACGGGGCCAGCCTTGCGGCTGGCCCTTCCTTTCCCCACCAACCTAAAGGATAGAAAAAATGCCGGAAGAAAAGAAGGACGCCGCCCCCGCGCCGGGCTACCGCTCGCTGGATCGCAAGGGCATGTGGTTCCTCTCCAAGGCGGTGTTCCCGCTGGAGGACCCCACCTTCGTGCACGAGCAGGGCAAGGGCGCCAACCTGCCGCGCTTCGAGCCGGGCAGCTACACGCAAGCCCCCGAGACCTCGTGGACCGAGGCGCAGTGGAAGGCCGGGGTGCTGGTCAAGCACACGGGCGACCCGCGCGACGAGGGCGTGCAGCCCATCGTGTACGAGGAGCCGAAGGCTGCCGCCGCGCCTGCCGCGCCTGCCGCGCCCGCCGCGCCCGAGAAGAAGGGCGAAGACGACAAGAAGGCCGCGAAGTAACTTTCGCCTGCCCCGCCGACCAGCCGCCTGCGGGCGGCTGTTCTTTTGCCCGTTGCTGAGCTACACTGCCGCCATCATGACCCTCGCCCTGTCCGACTTCACCAACAACGACACCGTTCGCGGCCTGTTGGGCGTGAGCGAGGACGAGATCGAGGACCAAGACTTCGACGCGCTCGCGGCGGGCAACCTGCTGAGCGTGACGATGGCGCTGGAGGACGTGAACAGCGGCATTCCCGACATGTTCGAGACCGTCAAGAACGTCTCGGTCGCCAGCCGCACCGCGCTGCAGACGCGCTTCTACAGCGTCGTGCGCCTGTTCGCCCAGTACACGGTCGCCGACCTGATCGCCAACGGCGCGGTGGCGATGTTCGCCCCGGTCGTCATCCAGGACGGCAAGACCGCGATGCAGCAGCGTGCGGACGACCCGTACACGCCCCTGCGCACGGCGATCAAGGCCTCGCTCGTGCTGTGGCGTTCGCGCCTGATCGACGTGGCGGGCCGCCTGGACGCGAGCCTTGCGACGACACCCAAGACGCTCACCCTGATCGGGGCCGCAGGCCTGCCCGCCGATCCTGTCACCGGGAGCTGACCGTGCGCACGCGCGCTGCCGCCCGGTTCTTCGACCGCAACCCGGCCTACGACGGCTACACGGGCGCGTTCCTGTTCAACTGCTCGTTCACGAACTTCGACGACGTGGCGGGCGACGGCTCGACGAACCGGCGCCGCGCCCTTGCGGTGGACCCGGATGTCGTCGGCCCGGCGCGGGGCTGCGTGCTGCTGGGAGCGCAGCGCTGGGTCATGGGCGACCCGACCGACGACATGTTCGAAGGTGCCCTGATCCGCCACACGTACAACGTCAAGCGCGTGACGGACAAGCTGACGATCCTCACGCCCGCGCAGGCCTGCCTGGCGCAGGCGGGCACCGACGCCTACGTCAACAAGCTGTACTTCAAGGCCCAGCTCAACTCGATCTCCGACAGCGACTACGACAACTTCTGGAACGTCTTCTTCGCCCGCAGCGAGCCGGTCACGAAGGGCCTTTTCCTGCGCGACGAGGGCGGCACGCACTTCCGGGTGCGCGACACGTACCGCGTGCCCGAGGGCTTCCTGATCGTGCAGTGCGACGAGCTGGACGCCGACGCGAGCGCGAGCGCCACCTTCGAGACGGGCGGCATCGACCCGATCACCGACAAGCCTGTGGCGGGCAGCGTTGCGACCACCGTACTGCAGTTCGATCCGATGAAGCTGTACCGCTTCGAACAGCAGGCCGAGTCGCAGATCAAGCCCGGCGACCGCATCGTCGTGGCCGCCGCGAGCGCGCTGACGCCCAAGGTCGGCATGCGCTTCGCGATGGGCGGGCGCAACTGGCAGACCGTCCTCGTCAAGCCCGAGCAGGACGCCTACGCCCTGCTCGTGAGGCTGGCGTGATCGAGGTCACATCCAACGCCGACGCCTTCAGCGCGCAGATCGAGGCCGCGCTCGCCGAGATCGACCAGCAGATCAACACCGGCTACTGGAGCTGGTCGATGCGCGTCTTTCAGGACCTCGTGGAAAGCACGCCGCAGTGGTCCGGCAACCTTGCGGCGAACTGGTTCTACAGCCTGAACAGCCCGAGCGGCGACTACGACCCGGTGCTGGGCAAGGCCGACGCGTGGGGCAAGCCGGGCGAGAACAGCTTTGAGCCGTTCCAGCGCGGCGCACCGATGGCGGTGATGATGTCGATCGGGCGGGCGATGGAAGGGCCGAGGCCCACGTACAACGACCGCATCTTCTTCAGCAACAACACGCCGCTGTCGTTCGCGGAGCTTGCCAGCCCCGAAGTCGCCGAGGACACCAAGCAGGACTGGCGGCGCGTGCGCCCGGTCAACTTGGTGGAGCGCAAGGTCGCCCTGAGCGAGTTCATGTCCTTCAAGTGGAGCAACCTGCCCTATGACGCTGCCGTCTACTCTTACTATTGACGAGGCCCGCGCCGAGATCGCAGGCTGGATCGAGGCCGCCCGCGCCGCGTGGACCGCTTGGACCGTGCAGGTTGTCGGGCCGAACCGCTCGCAGATCGACCTTGCGTCGCCCGAGGCCGAGCAGCCGCACATCGAGTGGGGCATCAAGTGGCGGCCGGGCGGCCAGATGTCGCTGGGTGCGCAGCCGGTGGCCCGCCAGTTCGGCCAGCTCGTGATCGCCGCCAAGGTCAAGGAAGGCGCGGGCGCGGCCGACTGCCTGCAACTGCTTGCGTCGGTGGTGCCGTTCGTCGAGGCCAAGAACGGCACCTACGTGAGCACGCAGGTGGGCAGCATCGCCGACGAGGTGCACGCGCAGGGCTGGTACATGTTGCCCCTCGTCGTCAACTTCTGGATGGACCGGATCGTCCCCTGACCCAGCTCAGCGTTGCGCCGAAACGACGCTCTGGTGCGGGTTCCCAGCTCATCAGGTTCTTGTAAAAAGGTACTTTGCTGGGCATAATCCGCCGCAACCTCAGCAGGAGATTCCATGACGACCCTTGCCTCTTCCAACCGCGCGAGCCTGGCCTACGTCGCGGAAACTGCCTTCGGTTCCGTGCCGGTCGCCGGTTCCCCGGCCGCGCTGCGCTTCACCGGCGAGAGCTTCGACTTCTCGCTGAGCAAGGAGGTCTCGAAGGAGATTCGCCAGGACCGCCAGAACAGCGGTGCGACGACCGTCGATGCCTCCGCGTCGGGTGGCTTCAACTTCGAGGCCCAGTACCGCGAATACGACACGCTGCTGGCCGCCGCCATGCAGGGCGCGTGGTCGGTGTTCGGCACGAACGGCATCAGCACGAGCTTCACCGCCGACTTCACCGCGACGACCATCACCGCGTCGGTCGCGCCGACCGGCTCCAGCGCCCTGACCGGCCTGCAGAAGGGCCAGTGGTTCCGCATGACCACGGGCGGCGCCAACAACGGCAAGCTGTTCCGCGTCTCGACGACCACGGCGCCGACGACCACGGTCATCACCCTCGACCCGAGCACCCCGGCTGTCGTCGCCTCCGGCGTGGCGACCTGCGCCATCCAGGCCTCGCGTCTGACCAACGGCACGACCCTGACGACCTTCTCGGTCGAGAAGGCGTTCAACGACATCGCCCAGTTCTTCACGTACCGGGGCATGGCCGTCAACAAGATGAGCCTCGCGTTCGCCTCCGGCGCGATGACGACCGGCTCGTTCGAGTTCATGGGCAAGGACGTGGTGCGCAACGGCGCCACGCAAATGCCGGGCGGCGCGGGCGCCATCGCGGCGTCGCAGACCTACAACGTCCAGAACGGCGTGAAGGGCATGAACGTGCTGTGGGAAGGCGGCGCCCCGCTGACCAGCACGTTCGTGAAGAAGCTGGACCTGAGCGTGGACAACAGCCTGCGCGCGCAGACCGCGCTTGCGAACCTCGGCGCTGTCGGTCTCGGCGTGGGCGACTTCAACCCCACCGGCTCGTTCGACGTGTACCTCGCGGACGGTACGCTGTACGACAAGATGCTGGGCGATGTTTACACGTCCCTCTCGTTCGCCACGCAGGACACGGCGGGCAACGGCTACGTGGTGACGCTGCCGCGCATCCAGCTCATGACCGGCAAGATTCTCGCGGGCAGCAAGAATCAGGACGTGATGGCCCAGTTCACGTTCACCGGCTTCGCCGACCTGCAGAACGCCACCGCCGCCCTGCAGCAGACGATCTTCATCGACCGCGTCGGCGTCTAAACGGTTTCCGGGTAGTCTCCTCGACGACTTTGCCGCCCTTCGGGGCGGCATTTTTATTGCCAGAATTTCCAAAGTTCCTTTGACAAAATTTCCAGCCTCTCTATACTGCTGAGCTTTCAACTCAGCAACACCGGAGAGATCATGGACATCCGCAAAGCATTCGCCACCGACAAGCGTGCCGAGACCGAGGGCCGCAAGCTGGTGCTGGCCCCGGCCGCCAACGGCAAGCCCGAGGCCTTCCTGCTGATCGCACGCAAGGGCAACGCCAACTACAAGGCGTTCACCTCGAAGGCGTTCCAGGAGAACCAGACAGCCCTGTCCACGAAGACGCCCGAGGCCGAGGCGCTCGCCACGCGCATGTTCAAGGAAGCGGCGGCCCGCACCCTCCTGATCGGCTGGGGCGGCATCGACTGGACCGGCGCCGACGGCGTGGAGCAGGAGAACGTGCCGTACAGCGCCGAGCTGGCGCTGACCATGTTCGAAGCCGCGGACGACTTCTACCAACTCGTGGACAAGTACGCGAGCGAGATGTCCAACTACCGTGCTGAGGAGGTCGCCAAGGACGCAAAAAACTCGGCGACTTCCTGACCTGGCAACTGGAGTGGGGGCCGAATCTGCAGACGCTTGCGGATGTGGCCGAACAGACTGGCAAGGTTCCGCAGGCGCTTGCGGATCGGCCCTCACTCCGGGAGCACCTCGATCTCTATCTGGACGCCTTCTACACGCTGTCGCAGCACAGGGCGCACTCGATGGGCGGTCTGCTGCCCATCCCGTTCAGCGAGATCAGGTGCTACGCCGACGAGTACGGTCTCGAGAGTCGTGACATGCGTGAACGTCTTTTCACCTACGTTGCCGCCCTCGACCGGACCTACATGGCGCACCACGCGAAGAAGCAGGCGGAGCCGACGAAGATCGCTGCAGGCTAGGACAAGTTTTCCGTCTTTCAGCCTTGTTCTCAAAGGGCCTTTCGGTGAGAATGCTCATCAGTAAAGGCCCTTTCTCATGACCACTCCGACGCTCGAACTAAACATCAAGGCGACCGGCATCGAACAGGTGACGGCGCTGCGTGCTGCGCTCGCGGACCTGAACAAGCAGTCGCAGGAGCTGAAGAACTTCGGGTCGAACGCAAGCTCGCTGGACCGCCTTGCGCAGGAGATGAAGGACATGCGCACGGAGGTCGTGGCCGCCGTGCGTGATGTGAAGACGGCGCTCGTGGACGGCCTGAAAGTGGCTTTGCAGGACGCCATCAAGACCGTGAACAGTGGCATGGGCGGCGTGGCCGACGCCTTCAGCGCGAAGATGAAGGCGCTGTCGGAGAAGATCGCCAGCGAGCAGCAGGAGGCGGCCCGCACGGCGATGGCCGCCAACGGCGCTGCTGCGACCACGCAGGCCCGCGTCGAGGGCGCCAAAGTCGGTCAGGCGTTCGCACAAGCAGAGGAAGAGGCCAAGGCCAAGGTGCGCGTCTCGTACAGCGTCGCGCTCGCTGGAGGTGCCCGCGCGTCCATCGGCGCGAACGGCCTGTCCAGCACGGACCTCGTGATGCAGGAGGCCAAGAAGGTCGAGCAGTCCACCCTTGCGATGCAGGCGGCCTATGACAAGGCCATTGTGACGCTGGACAAGCAGGTCGAGAAGGTGGTCGAGGCGGCCACCGTGGGACCGAACACTCTGCGCGGCAAGGGCTACATCGCGTGGTGGGACTCTGTCATCTCCGACATGGAGAAGGGCGAAGCCGCGCTGCTCGCTGCCTACGAGAAGTCCATCGTCACGCTGAACAAGCAAACGGCAGCCGTCATGAAGGCGGCGACTGAGCCTGCCTACCTGGCTGCAGGTCCCGCGTGGTGGGACAAGGTCCTCGCCGAGCAGGAAGCTGCCGCAGCGAAGCTCGAAGCGGAGTACGCGAAAGAGATCGGCAAGCTGGAGAAGCAGACCGCCGCTGTCATGAAGGCTGCGACGGAGCCCGCGTACAAGTACGCCGGGCCGAAGTGGTGGGAAGAGGTTCTCGCGGAGCAGGACGCCGCTTACGCGAAGATCGTGGCCGACAACGAGAAGTGGACGAAGGCCATTCAGGCGTCGGTGACCTCCGCCAACAACGCGGCGTTCGGCGGTCGCAGCGGCCCGTTCAGCGCCCTGTTCTCGGGCACCGTTTACAACATGCCCAAGCCGGAGGACCTGGACAAGGTTCAGAAGGGCTTGAAGGGTGTCAAGGGTGCGGCCGACGAGGCCTCGGGAGCATTCGCGCATGTCGGTTCGCAGTCCGCGAAGATTCGCAACGAGACAGGCACGCTTCTCAGTGAAATCTTTGAAGGCCGTATGGCGAACGCACGCAAGTCCGTGTTCGCCCTCATCAACGCCTTCGGTCTGTTCTCCGCGCTCTTCACACCTGAAGGGGCAGTCCTTGGAGGTCTCCTCGCACTGGGCTTCGCCATGTATAAGGGCGAGGAGCAGGCCACCGCGTTCAACAACGCGCTCACGCTGACGGGCGGCTACGTCGGCATGACGCGCGGGGCGCTGGAAGACCTTGCGCGCACGGCCTCGCAGGACACGAGCGCCAGCATCGGCCAGGCGAAGGACGCTGTGTTGGCACTTGCCAAGAGCGGCAAGATCACTGGCGACGCGATGAAGGTCCTTTCCGAGGACGTGATCCTGCAGGCGCGGCTGACCGGCGACTCGCTGGACGCGGTCGCGGCCGACTACGCGAAGATGCCCGACGGCGTGGCGAAGTGGGCCGCCGCACACAACGAGTCGATGCACTTCATGTCGGTTGCGCAGCTTGAGCACATCCGACTGCTGGAAGAACAAGGCCAGAAAGAGAAGGCCATGATCGAGGTCGGTGAGGCGCTGAACAAGCACTTCACCGAACAGGGTGAACATCTCGGGGCGCTGGAAAGGGCCGCTCGCGCCCTGCGCAACACGTACTCTGAGATGTGGGACGCCGCGCTTGGCGTGGGCCGCGAGAAGACCGTCGAGGACCAGATCAACAGCCTCCAAGCCAAGATCGACAAGGTCAATAGCAACAAGAAGTGGTACAACATCACAGGCCCGACGACGCTCGACGCCGAGGTCCAGATGTGGCAGGCGCAGATCGCGGACCTGCAGGATCAGAAGAAGATGCTGGACCAGCAGGCCGCCGAGAAGGGCCGGGCGGTGCAGGACCAGCAGCGCGGACAGTCGGCCCTTGGGGACATCTCGCGCCTGACGGAGCAGACCGACAAGGCCACACGCCTGAGCGTCGCGCTCGTCAAGCTGAAGGGCGACATCGAGGCCTACAACAAGGCATGGCTTGGCAGCCATCCGGGCGACACGAGCACGCCGTTCAACGCCGTCACGAAGCAGGGCTACATCAACGACGCGCAGGCCGCCGAGTTGATCCGCAAGCAGACCGACTACATCAACGGCGGCTCGCACGGCAACGACGGCGCGCTGCAGGCCGCGAAGTCTGAGTACAAGGACCTCGAAGCCCTCGCGAAAAGTGACTTCGCAAACGAGCAGGCCTTGCGCGACGACCAGCATCGCAAGGGGTTGCTGGATAACGCGACCTACTTCTCGGAAAGCCTCAAGGCGCAGAAGACGTATTCGGACCAGCTCATTGACGCGCTGGTGGACGAGTACGACAAGCAGCTTGCGCTGGAGAAGAAGCAAGAGGCCGCGATCAACGCAAGCACCACACTGAAGGCGGGCGCCAAGGCGGATCAGATCGCCAGGCTGCGTTCGGGCCTCGACGCGTGGTACGACACCCAACGCACGAAGATCGACGTGGTGACCGACAAGGCTGCCACGCACCTTCAAGAGCAAGCCGATACGTCGGTGCAGGCCGTCAACAAGATCGTCGAGGCCGATGACAAATACTGGGCGAAGGCCGAGTTGAACTCGAAGAAGCTCGCCGACCAAGCGAAGACGAAGCGTGACCTTGCCAGCGCGACGGAGGAAGAGCGTGTGCAGGCCGAAGCCATCGCGAAGGTCGAAGACACGCGCGCAGGTGAGCTGGAGAAGCTGCAGACCGCCTACGACACCGCCCAGCAGTCGCTGCAAGCCTTCGCTGTCACGCTCACTGACTCGGAGAGCGTGACGCCGGAGCAGGCGGCCATCTACCTCGCGTGGTCGAAGAATGTGGATGTGCTGCGCGAGCAGCTCGCGAAGGCCCGCGCTGAAGTGGAGAAGCTGAAGGGCGAGGCCGCGCAGACCGCGCTGGACGACCTTGCGGACAAGAAGCTGCAGCAGGTCCGCAACTCCGCAAAGACCCTTTCCGACCAGCTCGACAAGGGCATCGTGGACGCCATCTTCACGCGCGGCAAGAACACTGCGCAGAAGCTGCGCACCGAGATCGAGAACGCCTTCTTGTCACCGATCCGCGTCGTGCTGCAGGCCATCATCCAGCCGATCACGAACGGCCTCGTGAACGCGGGCTACTCGATGCTCGGCATGGGCAACGCCATCGGCACGCCGGGGTCGTCGCTGATCGGCGGCCTGAACAGCGCGTCGTCTGCGTACAGCATGGCGGGCAACATCGGCTCGGCCTACACCGTCGGCTCACAGTACCTGGCGGGCACGATGTCCGGGGCGAACGCGGCGGGCACGATGTACGCGAACGCGACGGGCGGTGGCCTCGATGCGCTGCTGGCGACGAACGGCGCCTACGGCACGGCGGCGGGCGCGGCAGGCGGCGCTGCAACGACCTTCGGCGTCGTGGACACGGCTGCCGCTGCAGGCGCCGCAGAAGCGGGCGGCGCGATGGCCGCCGCAGGTGCGGCCTCCGCGATCCCGGTCGCTGGCTGGATCGCTGCTGCCGCCATCCTCGCGTACAGCCTGTTCGGCGGCAAGGGTGGCGGCCCAAAGACGGGCGGCTACTACGGGGCGACGACGGCGAACCCGGAAGGCCAGTACGTCGGTATGGAGAACAGCTCGGGTGCCATCGACAGTATGAAGTCTGCGGTGGACTCGCTCACGAGCACATACCAGAATTACCTGACCACCGTAGGCGGCTCTGGTGGCGCCAGCTTCGGTCTCGGCATGAGCATGGACCCGCAAGGCAGCTCGTCGTCTTTCGTCGAGGCCACGGCACGCGACAGCAACGGCAACGCCATCTACTCCAATGTGAACACGGGTGTCGGCCGCGATCAGAAGGACGTGGAGGCCGAGATCAAGCTGCAAGGCGAGCGGGCCGTCCTTGCGGCTCTGCAAACGTCGGACCTGCCCTCGAAGGTCAAGGACTACCTCGCCAAGCTCGACCCGATGACCGCTTCGAGCGCGGACATCGAGAAGGCGATGGCGATCACGCAGGCCGTGGGCGCACTTGACAAGGCGCTCGCCGCGCTCGGTCCCGACTTCACCAAGATCACGAACCTGTCCATCGACAGCGAGAGCGCGCTCATCGCTGCTGCGGGCGGCCTCGACAAGTTCAACGCGTCGATCTCGTCGTACTACCAGAACTTCTACACCGACAGCGAACGCCAGTCGGCGACTTGGGCGCACCTGCAAAGTGAGTTTGCAGCGCTGAATCTCGCGATGCCCACGACGCGCGAAGGCTTCCGCGACATGGTGAACGGCATCAACGTGAGCACCGACGAAGGTCAGAAGCTCTACGCGGGCCTCATCAACCTGTCCGGCGAGTTCGCCTCGGTGACGCAGGCCGTCACCGACACCGGCACGAGCCTGACCACGCTGCAGAACAACGTGAGCGACGCGACGCAGAAGCTCACGGACGCGTACAACGCGGAGAAGGACGCGCTCACGCAGGCGCACGACAAGTTCGCCGCCTTCGTCACCAGCTTCAAGGACTTCATGAAGCAACTGACGACGGGCGACCTTGCGGGTCTCACGCCGCAGCAGAAATACGACGCGACGAAGGCGCAGTTCCAGACGGACGTTGCGAACTTGAGCAGCACGGACAGCGCCACACGCGATCAGGCGCTTGCGGCGCTGCAGCAGGACAGCCAAGACTTCCTCTCGGCCAGCCGCGACTTCTTCGGCGCGAGCCAAGGCTACTACGACGACCTGAATGCGGTGAAGGCCGCTGTGACGCAGGGTCAGAACATCGCGCAGCAGCAAGCGGACATCGCGACGCAGCAGCTCGCCGCGCTCGACCAGATGGTGAGCGGTCTCATCACGATCAACTCGACCATCGTCGCGTCGATGGACGCCGTGGTGACCGCGATCAACAACCTGCAGGCTGCCAAGGGTGCGCTCGCGCAGGGCACCGCACCGACGGCGCCGCTGCCCTCGGAGCTGATCTCGAACGTCAACACGGCGCTGCAGACGATCAGCCCTGCGGTTGTCTCTTCGAACCCGATCCTGTCCGGCCTTGTGACGACGTGGCAAGGCCTCGCCAACGCATCGCAAGGCTCCTTCGCGACCGGCCTCGACCGCGTGCCTGCCGACGGCTTCCGCGCGACGCTGCATCAGGACGAAATGGTGCTGAACCGCGAGGCCGCGAGCGACTACCGCAGCAACCGCACCGGCATCTCCAACTCGCTGCTGCGCACGCTCGTGCAGCGCATCGAGAGCCTGGAGTCCACGGTGGGCGAAGGCCTTGCGGGCGTGATCGGCGCGACGCACAGCGCGAGCGACCGCGCTGCCGGGAAGATCGTGCAGGGCACGAAGGAAGCGCACAGCACCAGCAACTGGCAGGTGCATACGAAGAAGAAGGCTGAACTCAAATGACCGACGCACAATTCCTCGCCTGGCTGCAGGACCCCAGCTCGCACCGCGTGCTGCTGGTCGAGGCCACCGCGAGCATCGGCGGCGTGGACACGCCGATGTACCTGTCCAACCGCCCGTACATCACGGGCGGCGCCGACACGCCCGCCAACACGGCCTACCTCGCGTGCATCCAAGGCGGGGGCGTCGCGACCGAGGAATTGGCGCTCGACGGCTCGCCCAGCATCGGCTTCAGCGACATCGAGATCGACAACGCAGGCGGCGTGCGCGACGCATGGTTCGGCTACGTGTGGACGAACCGACGCGTGCAGGTCTTCCTCGGCGACGCGCGCTGGGCGCGAAGTTCCTTTCGGCAGGTCTATGACGGGGTCGTGGACGACCTTGACTCGCGTGACGCGGAGACGCTCAACCTGCGCATGCTCAGCAAGCTGCAGCGCTTGAACAACCCAATCAGCGAGCAGACGCTGGGCGGCACGACGCAGAACAAGGACGCGCTCATCCCGCTCACGTTCGGCGAGTGCTTCAACGTCACGCCCTTGCTGAAGGACCCGGCGACGCTGGAGTACCTGTACCACAACGGCGCGGCCGAGGGCGTTATCGAGGTGCGCAGCAACGGCGCGGTGCCGGTGAATGCGACCGACGCGCCCACCTCGGGCAAGTTCACGCTCAACGTCGCGCCCGCAGGCACCGACATCACCGCGAGCGTGCAGGGCGACAAGACGGGCGGCGTCTACGCGAACGACATCTCGACGCTGTGTCAACGCATCGCGACGCAGTACGGCCCGGCCAACTCGCGCTTTTCGACGAGTGACCTGGATACGACGCAGCTCGCCGCCTTCAAGGCGGCCTGCCCGCAGCCGGTGGGCCTGAACTGCACCGACCGCGTGAACCAGCTCGACGGGATGCAGCAGCTTGCGGCCAGCGTCGGAGCGAGTGTCGTCACCACGGCGCTCGGGCTGCTGCGCATCGTGCAGCTCGCGCTGCCCGCGCTCGGTACGCCCACGGCCATCGGCCAGCAGGACATCGCGTATCACACGCTGAAGATCGAGCAGCGCGTGCCGGTGAAGGCTGCCGTCAAGCTCGGCTACTGCAAGAACTGGACGGTGCAGAACAACATCGCGGCGGGCGTACCGGTGGGCAGCGCCGCACTCTTCACGCAGGGCAGCGCCACAGGCAGTTCGCCCTTCATGACGAAGACCGTGAGCGATCCGACGGTCGCCGCGACTTACAAGCTCGACCAGCTCCCCGTCGAAGAGGACACGCTGCTGCTGGTCGAGAGCGACGCGACGGCCGAAGCGAACCGACGACTTGCGTTGTGGAAGGTGCCTCGCACCATCTACTCGATGCAGTGCATGCCGTGGCTGTTTCTCGTTGAACTGGGTGACCCCGTGACGCTCACATTCCCGCGCTTCAACCTGGGCGCAGGCGTGACGGGCATCGTGGTCGGAGTTGCACGCGACTGGCTCAATGGTCGCATCACGTTGAAGGTGCTTTGCTAAATGGCCGCCATCGTCAATGCCGCCGACACGATCCTGCAGGCCACGTCTCCGCGCATGGCGGCTGCGGTGACGCTGCCCAGTGGTGTCATCGTCCCGGCCACGCGCTCGATTCTGCTCACTTCGACAAGCCCCGTGTTCGCAGTGACGCCTGCGGGCGTCGCTTCGCCCAGCTCGATCACGCTCACGGCGACGAACGTGGCGATCACCGGTTCGATCTCGTGGAGCGTGGTGAGTGGCTCTGCGACCCTGACCAGCACGACGAGTGCGTCGCCCGCGTCGGCCACGCTGCAGTATTCGGACATGGTCTCGGCGCAGGTCACCGTTCGCGCGACCTGCGTGGACTCGGTGAGCGGCAACACGTACACGTCCGACTACACGATCACGAGGCTCGCGAGCGGCGCGAGAAGCGGCTACGGCCCGACCTACGGGATCAGCAGCTCGACGTGGAGCGACGCGCAGGCCAACGCCGTCATCTACAACATGGCCTACGGCACGAGCCTCACGTCGCAGGCGAGCACGGCGGCGAACGTGCTGGGCGACACGGTGGTGCTGTCCAACAGCTCGACGTACACGCAGTCGAAGACATGGAACGGGTCGGCCTGGGTGTCGCCCACTCAGTATTACGACGGCGCCTTCATCGCGAACGCGTCGGTCAATACGTTGTCGATTGCGGGCAATGCGGTGACGGTGCCTGTGACGTACAGCAACACCCCAAACCAAGTCAGCGACGGCTTCACGACGTACTCGTACACCTTCACGGTCACGACATCGCAGCCTGGGACTTTGTTTGTATCGGTCGTGTTGCAGCAGGCTATCTCTGCGAGCAACCCCGACGCGAACTGGGCGACCAACTTGCTCATTGACGGTGTGTCTGTGTTCTCAAACCCTGTACCTGTTCGAGGGCAGACGCTCTTGCCGCTCTCAGGCTCACTGGCAGTCGGAGCAGGAACCCACACCATCGAGGTTCGTTGGCTTTACACGGTCGCCAGCGGTGCGACCCTCATGGCGATTTCAGGCTACGCAGTGGCAGCAAAACGATGAACCACTACCTCATTTACGACAGCTTCGGCAACATCGTTCAAACCGGGCACTGCCCCGACGAGGACATCCCGCAACCCGGCCCCGGCTTGCGGGTCATTGCGGGTGTGGAGGCCGTGCCTTCGCTCTACTACGTGAAGGACGGGGAGCTGGCGCCGTACACGCCCGAGCAGGTGACCGCCCGCGCCACGCACCCCGGCTTCAACGCGCACTGGGACAACGCCGCGATGGCGTGGATCGACGACCGCTCGCTCGACGAGTTCCGCGCCGCGAAGTGGTCCGAGATCAAGCAGGCTCGCGACGCCGCCGAGTGGGCAGGCTTCGTGTGGGACGGCAGCACGTTCGACTCCGACGAGGTGAGCCAAGGGCGTGTCCAGGGCGCAGCGCTTGCGGCCACGGTGGCGGCCGGGAACGCGCAGCCGTTCTCCGTGGACTGGACCCTTGCGGACAACACGGTGCGCACGCTGGACGGCCCTTCCATGATTCAGGTCGGCATGGCCCTGCTCACGCACATCAACACGCAGCATGAGAAGGGGCGCCAGCTCCGCGTGCAGATCGAGGACCCGAACGCAACGCGCGAGCAGATCGCCGCGATTGCGTGGTAGGTGAAAAGGGACTTTCCAGCTAAGATTCCAGCTCAACAATATGGCAAACCTTCGCGTCATTTGGGACAACGCAATCGACCGCGCCACGTCGCTCGCGGCGAGCACGACTGCGGGCGCCCTTGCGGCGTCGAACATGCAGAACGACTTCAAGGGTCAGGTGCACCGTTCGACCGGCACGAGCGTGACGTACACCGCGACGTGGAGTGCAGGCGAGGTGATCGGGGGCGTCGTGCTGCCGATGACGAACCTGTCTTCCGCAGCGACGATCCGGGTGCGGCGCTACGCCGACACGGCCTGCACCAACCTGATCGACGACAGCGGCACCGTCTACGCCTGCCCCGGCCTGACGCTGGGCATGTGGAACTGGAGCCAGCCGCTGGATGCGAACGCATTCCCGTATGCGGGCTTCTCGAAGTCCTCGGTCTGGATGACGCCGCAGACCGTCTACGGCCTCGTCGTCGATCTCGTGGACACGTCCAACGCGGCGGGCTACATCGACTGCGCCAGGCTGATCGCAGGCAACTACTGGGAGTCCTCGAAGAACCCGTCCTACGGTGCGAAGATGAGCGTGTCGGACACCTCGAAGTCCGCGCGCAACGACGCGGGCGACCTGCTGTCCGACCTCGGCGTGAAGTACGAGACGCTGAACGTGAACCTTGCGCTGCTGTCCACGAGTGACCGCGCCTACCTGCTGCGCATCCTGCGTTCGGCGGGCACGGGGCGCAACATCCTCGCGAGCGTCTATCCCGACAGCGGCAACAGCACGCTCGAACAGGATCACACGATCTACGGCAAGCGGTCCAACTCGGACATCAGCACGGACTTCTACAACCAATACTCGAACACTCTGCAGATGGAGAGCTGGTAAATGGCATCGGTCTTCACTACCAACATCAAAGGGCCGGACGCCGTCGCGGCCCTGAACTCGCTGTGGGACCTTGCGACTTCGCAGTTCTCCTCGTACAGCACGACGAGCCTTGCCGTCGGCACTGGCAGCAAGTCGCTCACCATCGAGGCCGGAAAGTCCCTTTCTGTCGGGCAGGCCATCGCGCTGTACGACACGGCCGATGTGACGCAGAACATGCAGGGTACGGTCACGTCGTACAACTCGACGACCGGCGCTCTCGTCGTGAACGTCACCTCCGTCGGTGGTGCGGGCACCTACGCGACGTGGACGGTCGTCTCGCCCGGCTCCTCGCGCCTGAGCGTGGACATCCACGGCGCTGCGACGAAGGCGACGCCTGCCGACAACGACGAGTTCGGCTACCTCGACAGCGGCGCCACGTTTGGCCTGAAGAAGTTCACCTGGCGCGGCTTGCTCAGCGCCATCGGCGCCGCCTTCGGCGCGACGTTGAACATGGGCAGCGGCGTGTCCACGGGCGACGTGACCGTCGAGGTCGGCGGCCTGCGCACGGGCGACGGCAACGCGATCATCGACCTGCACGGCACGACCGGCACCAGCTATGAGGCGCGGCTGATTCGCGCTGCCGGGGCGAACGGGGACTTGTCGCTGCTGCAGACTGGCACCGGCAACTTGGACCTTAATCACGCAGGGGCTGGCCCCTTGCGGGTGCTGCTGCGTGGCGTGGTGCAGTTCGTTTTCAGCTCGGTCGCATCCGCCGTCAACTACCTGCAGGTCGCAGCCGCCGCAGCCGGGTCTGGACCGACTCTTTCGGCGCAGGGCACGGACGGCACCATCAGCATCGCGTATGTCACGAAGGGGGCAGGAGGCCACTACCTCCAGACGAGTGGCGGGACGACGCAGCTTCTGGTTGCGCACACGCCCAGCGCGGTGAATTACGCGCAGCTCACGGGCGCCGCGACAGGCAATGCGGTGGCCCTGTCCGCGCAGGGCAGCGACACGAACGTCCCCTTCAACTACCAGACGAAGGGCGCAGGCGCGCACAACTTCTACGCTGCGGGCGCCCTGCAGTTCCAGATCACCGCCGTCGCGAGCGCGGTGAACTACCTGAACTTCAACGGCGCGGTCTCGGGCGGTGCGGTGACGCTGTCGGCGCAGGGCGGCGACACGAACATCGACCTGAACCTGCAGTCCAAGGGCACGGGGGTCGTCAAGGCGAACGGTAACCAAGTTGCGACGCTTGGGCAGGTTGGCGCTCTCTCGTACCGCAACAAAATTCGCAATGGCCGCATGGACATTGCACTGCGCGGGACTTCGCTCGCACAGACCGCCAACAGCGCCAGCTATACGCTGGACGGGTGGATCTGCTCGAACAGTGGCACGCAGGTTGTCACGGTCTCGCAGCAGGCGGACACGATGGCTGGCAGCGAGATGCAGTACAGCTTGCGCGTCACGGTGAACACGGCCAATGCCGCCATCGCGGCTGGAAACTACGCCCTCATTGAGCAGCCCATCGAGGGTTATCTCGTTCGGGACCTCATTGGCAATCCCATCGCCATCCGGTTCGAGGTCAAGTCGCCGAAGGCTGGCACGCACTGCGTGGCGATCCGCAACGGCGGCACCGCCGACCGCAGCTATATCCTCACGTACAGCGTTGCGGCAGCCAACACATGGCAGGCGGTGAACCTCACGCTGCCCGCAGGTCTTATCACCGCTGGCAGCGGGTGGAACTGGACGAATGGTTCGGGCGTGCGTGTCGGCTTCGTTCTGGCCGCTGGCAGCACGTTCCAGACCACTGCAGGCGCCTGGCAAACGGGCAGCTTCCTCGCCACGTCGGCGCAGGTGAACTGCATGGACACCGTCGGCAACGTGTTCGCGGTTACCGGCGTGCAGCTCGAAAAAGGCAGCGCCTCGACGGCGTTTGAGCATCGAACTATTGCCAATGAGCTATTGTTCAATCAGCGGTACTTTGTGACGGGACAGAGCCGGTGGGACGGCTACGCTACAACCGGAATGACGGTATCAAACTCCAATCCGTTCAAGGTGACGATGCGGGCTACACCAGCGGTGGCGTTTCCCTCTGGCGTGACTGGCAGTGGTGCAGTGGCAGGTACGACTCCTGCAACCACTAACCTTGATGCGAATGGATTTTGGGAATACCGCACCACTACGGCAACTGGATCGGGAACTTTTACTAGCAACTGGACGGCTTCTGCGGAGCTGTCGTAGAGCTAAATAGCTACCACAGCGAAGAGGCCTTGTCTGTCGGACAGGGCCTCTTCGCTTGTAGGCGCGCACTTACGCAAGTACACTCCGGCTCAACAATACGAAGTGACTTTCAAGGGTGCCGCATGGATTGGCTGGAAAAAGTTTTCGGTGACCGCGCGACCCTTTACACGGTCGTCGGCAGCGCCATCACCGGCCTGATCGGCAGCCTCTCGCAGGGCGTCATGCAGAAGAAGCACGGCGGCTGGCCGGGCTTCTTCTCCGCGCTGATTGTCGGCGTCTCCGTCTCAGTGATCGTCGGCCTGGGCATCAAGGACTACATCGCCAGCGACACCCTGCGCCTTGCCATCGTCGGCGCCGCCGCCGTCATCTCCGACGACATCCTCGCAGGCTTGCGAGCCGTGGGACGCCTCGTGCGCGAGGACCCGCTCGGCTCGCTCGGCCGCCTGATCGACGCGCTGCGCGGCGCCAAAGCCCCGACAACGACGAAGCCACCGGAGGCATCTTGACCCTGATCTTCGAACTCGCTGCGATCCTCGCCTGCGCCGCTGCAGGTGTTCTTCTCCTGTGCGCCGTGCGCCGCCCCTTCGGGGAGCAGCCGATCCTGCGCGTGGCGCGGCGTATCGGCGCGGTGGCGATGTTCTCGGCCACGGCCTACATGGTCTACGAGCTGGTCGAGTACGGCAGCGTCCACACGGTCTATTGCTGGCTGCTCGGCCTCTTCGGCTTGAGCCAGCTCCTGTTCTCCATGCACACGTTCATGGAGCCGCACTGCGCCACGCGCCTGATCGTTCGGAAGCCCTGTGAAGCCCCTCACGCCTGACCTGCTGCAAGCAGCCACCGGCTGCACCCCGGAGCGCGCTGCGCTCTTCTTCACGCCCGTCGTCGAGGCGATGCAACGCTTCACCATCGACGGCCTGTGGCCCACCAGCGCGTTCCTCGCGCAGGTCACCGTCGAATCGGGCCATCTGGCCTGTCTGGAGGAGTCGCTGTACTACCGCGACCCGGCCCGCCTTGCGCAGGTGTTCCGTCGCGTTTTCGACACGAACCACGACAAAATTCTCGAACCTGCCGAAATCGCCGCGTGCGAGCCGTACCTGTGCGGCAAGGGCGATCTCTCGAAGGTCCTTTACGGCGGCTTCCACGGCCGAGGCCTGCTCGGGCTGACGTGGGAGCGCAACTACGCGGCGGCCAGCCTTGCCTGCGACGCCGACTACGTGAATCACCCGGACCTCGTGAAGCTGCCCAAGCACGCGGCCCTCACGGCAGCCTGGTTCTTCAGCAGCTCAGGCTGCTGCCAGGTCGCCGGGAACATCGACGCTGTCACACGCATCATCAACCCCGCCATGATGGCCGCCGACGAGCGGCGCCAGCACTACGCCCGCATCAAGGAGCTGCTCGCATGATGGACGACGAAGTGACTTTGCTGTGGCCGGTGCGCCCGACCTGCCACGACCGCGATCCGCACGCGCAGACGTTCGAGCCGACACGCTGGGAGCGCCGGGCCGAGGGCTACCGTCACTGCAGCTACTGTGGCAGCCTGCACCCGGAGGACCTGCACAAAGTCCTGCTCGCTGGCGCCCGCCTGGGTGGGGCCGACTGGAAGTACGGGCATCCGCACAAGTTCTACGTCTACGACGCGCCCAGCGCGAACGTGGGCCTTTTCGACAGCGAGCCGCCGAAGGTGCCGATGATGAAGTGGTACAACGCCCACCTCAACGACCTCGACGCGGTCGCCTTCTCCGTGATGTCGGACCTGCTGATGAAGCACTCCAACATCCGTTTCGACCGGGATGCGCAGGGCTTGCGCTACCTCGCACCGTATGCCGGGTATCAGAAAGCCTGAGAAGCTCACCTGTGTCTGCCCTGAACCGGGCTGTGGCGCCGTCCGTGAGGTCTCCAGCGCGGGGCACTACCGGCGCCTCCCGCGCGACGTGCTCGGGCGGGTGCTGCGCCGCTGCAAGTCGTGCGCCCGCACGCAGGGCTACATCACGCTGTTCCCGGCCGCCGTCGCCGCTCGCTCGCGCGGCGTGCACCACCGCAAGGTGCAGCGCGTGTGGGCCATCTGCTACTTGGGCGGAAAGTGCAAGTCGTGCGGCGTCGGCTACGACGGACGCAACGGCTACATCTTCGACTTCCATCACCGCGACCCGGCGCAGAAGGAGTTCGCCTTCAACCGGGTGCGCACCACGTATGCGGCCTTGCGCCGCGAGCTGGACAAGTGCGACCTGCTGTGCTGCGCTTGCCATCGCGGTGAGCACAGCGAACCCTACTGAAAGGAGCTTTCTGTGAACCCGTTTCCCCTGATCGCTGCGGCATTCGACGTGCTGCGCAAAGGCGGCGCCGTCGCCGATGCCGTGAAGCATCGCAATGCGACCGATCTTGGCAAGCTGGTCGGCTTGTTGATCGTCGCTCTCGTTCAACTCGTGCAAGGCACCCGCTATGCGCAGTACGTCTCTTTCGTCACGCCGGAGATGGCGACGAGCTTTGGCCTGGCTGTGGCTGGCGCTTGCACCGCTTGGGGCCACTGGGCAACCAGCCCCGACAACGGCATCCCCTTCCTTCCTGCCAAGGCCGCTGACGCTGGACCAGCTCGGAACGATCCTGCACCGGCAGGAGCAGCGGCTGCAGGACCGGTGGCAGGACAGCCAGCCGTCGGCCAGCCGCCCGTGGAAGTGCGGAACGGCGGTGACGCTGCGCAGGCTCCCGACGGATACCTGCGAGGCTGAGGACCGTTACGCGCCGCGCTGCTACGCGCTGACGCTGCTGCTGACGTGCAAGAACCTGTGAGCGGGGCTTGACAGAATTGCTGAGCTTCGGCATTGTTGAGCTTCCCTAGAGAAGGAGCTTCCGTGAAATGAACCTCGTCACCTTCATCCGCATCATCTCGCTGCTGAAGCTGCTGGCACCGCTGGTGCCGCAGATTTACGCCGCCGTCAAGGAGACGTTCGGCGACCTGCCGGGCGAAGCCAAGTTCGACGCCTTCCTCGCGCAGGTGCACAACGCCGTCGCCGTGGTGGACGAACTGCGACCCTACGCCGACATTGTGGAAGCGGCGGTCCCGTCCCTGAAGAAGCTCGTGGACAAGTACCACGCCGCCGTCCAGGCGGCTGCGCTACCGGCACCGGCTTCGAGTTGACCCTGATCGCGCCACAAGCGCACCCAGCGAAAAGGCCGCCCCACCGGGCGGCCTTTTCAGTTGGTGCCCTGCTCGAGCCTGCCCTCCAGCCACAGCCGGATCGCAGGCAGGTTCACCCACGCCGGGCTGCCCTGCGGCGCGACGTAGTGGACCTGTTTGCGCCACACGCCGCTCTGCACGCGCTTGTAGACCGCGTTGGCGCTCTCGTCGGGAAACATGCGCAGGTACTGGGCCAGCGGAATCCAGCCGCCCATCAGGTCGCCGAGGCACCGCTCGACGAACTGCTCTTCGTTCAGGACCTCGTCGGCCCTGATCTTGGCGAGCAGGTCCTGCGCCTTGCGGATGTCGTCGGTCACTTCGTCTCTCCCGTGCCAGGCAGCGGCGACGTGCCGATCTTCGAGGCTTGCTTGCGCCTGATCTTCTCCATCACCTCGGGCTGCTCGCAGCGGCGCTGCTCGATCCACCCGCACTGCGTCATGTCGAGGCCGTGGGCTTCGGCCCACGCGGCGAGCGTGACCATCGTGCCGCCCAGCTCCTGCGGCAGCTCGCCCACGGGCCGGTTGTAGACGTAGTCCACGAGCTGCAGCGCTTCTTCCTTCGTGCAACCTGCCGCCTGCACCAGCTCCAGAGCCTCTTCGAGGAAGCGGAAGTTGCGGATGCGCCGGTCGGCTGCGACCTTGTCGCCGAAGCACAGGCGTGCCCACAGCCCCACCGAGTGCTGAAATCCGTTGCTGACCATCATTTCGGAAGTTCCTTTTCAGAGTTGAATGACCTGCTGCGCGAAGGCGTCGCTCAGGTCCGAGTGGGTGACCAGCACGATCTGGTCGAAGCCGATGGAGGCCACGAGGCCCAGCATGTTCGTCTCGCGACCGTCGTCGCACGCGGCGGCTGGTTCGTCGAGCACCATGAAGCCGCAGTTGGGCAGGAAGGTCTTCACGAGCGCCACGCGGATCGCAAGCCCCAGCGCGTCGAGCGTCGATCCCGACAGGCCCTCGACCGGCTGGCCGTCCACGCGGAAGCCGTTGTCCTCGCGCGTCACGATGGACGCCTTGCCCCGGATCGTGCTGAAGTAAGTGCTCACGGACGTGAGCACCACCTTCCACAGGCGGTCGGCGATCTGCGGCCGGGCACCTTGCAGCTTCTCCAGCAGTCGGTTGCCCTTGGCTGTGTCCTCCAGCGTGCGCAGCTCGCGATCCAAGTCGGCCTGCAGACGCTCGCGGGCGGCCTGCCGCTCCCTCTGCACTGCCAAGGCCGTCTCGTGGGCGCCACGGGCCGTCTGGACGGCCTGCTGGGCGTCCCGCAGGGCGACTTCGGCGGCGGCCAGCTTGTTCGCCAGCTCGCGGGCCGTCTCCAGCTCCCCGGCGACGGCGGCGGCAGCGTCGTTGGCAGCCTGCAGCGCCTGCGCCAGCTCCTCGGCCTTGGCCTGCGCCGCCGCGAGCGTCTGCTCGGCCTGCGCCTTGGCGCCGGAGAGCTGGTCGTGGTTGCGCTGCTGCTGCTCCAGGCGGCGCAGCTCGCCCGCCACGTCCGGCCGGTCGCCCTCGGTCAGGCTCGGGCCGGTCCACGTCCACCGCGCCGGAACGAACGCGTCGTCCAGCGTGATGAACTCGGCGCACCTCTGGTACACGCGGTCGCGGATGTTGGACTCGGCGACGACGGCGCGCAGCGCGTCGATCTCCTCCTCGGCCTCGTTCAGGGCCTCCTGCCACGACTGGACGTGCGCCTTGGCCGATGCGATCTCCTGCTGCAGGCCTGCGTTATGGAAGCCGACCTCCGGCACGTCGGTGAGGTCCTTCGCGCAGAAGGCGCAGCTCGTCTCCTTGATGAGCATCGCCTCCTTGCGCGTGGCCGTCTGCTGCCACTCGGCTTTCTTGCTGCGCAAGTCCTCCACCGAGGCCTCGGCCTGCGAGATGGTCGCGAGCAGCTTCTCCATGCCCTCGTCCCATTCGGCATCAGGCGGCAGCAGACCGTCCAGCAGCTTGCGTGCCGTCCACGCCCGGTTCAAACGCTGCTCGTCCTCCACGTCGCGGCGCAGCGCCGCGATCCGCTGCGCGTCAGGCGCCTCGGGCACCGTGATCTGCGCGAGCGCGTTCTCGGTCTGCGCCACGCGCACCTTGGCGTCGTGCGTGCGCGTCGCGAGCGTCGCGACCTCGTTGGCTTTGCGCTGCGCGTCCTCGGCACGCGGGCGCTGCGCGTCGCAGGCCTTCTGTGCGGCGTCGCGAATCTCCTTCGCGCTGAACTGCGCGAGGTCGGCGGCGTCGAACGCCTCCTTCAGAGCCGTGACGTTCAGGTCCTCGACCGGCGCATCCAGGCGGGCCTGCAGGTCGGCGATGCGCAGGGACAGCGGCTTGAGCTGGCCGTTGGGCACGTCTTCCTTCACGAGGCTGATGATGCGGTCGATGACGGAGAAGTTCGCGAGCTTCTCGATCAGCAGCACGGGCGCATTGGCGCCGCCTTCCAGCGCCCCACGGATGCTCGTCTGGTTCGCCAGCATCAGGTCGCTCGCCACCTTGCCCGAGACGCCGAGGATCGACTCGAAGAACTTCGTGCACTCGTCCTGCCCGACGACCAGCGGCTCGGCGCCGCCTTCAAGCCACACTTCGGCCCCGGCCTTGCTGCGCTTGCCGCAGTACGTGACGCCGTTGATCTCGACATCCAGCTCGGTCTTGAGCGTGGACACCTTCTCGCCGTAGGTGACGACTTGGTCGAGCGATTCGCGCAGCGCAAGGCGCGAGCCGAACATCGTGTAGGCCGCGGCCTCCAGCAGTGTCGTCTTGCCCGCCTCGTTCTGGCCCCGGATCGTGTTGACGCCCGGCAGGTACGTCAGTTCGAGGTCCCGGTGCTGCCGGAAATTAATCAGCCGTTGCCGTTTGAACATTGTTCTTCTCCACGATGTTTTTGACAGTGTCGCGCTCGAAGCCTTCGTCGAGCAGCTCGTACAGGGCCGAGAGCACGTCGAAGCCCTTCGCCGCTTCGAGCGAGAGCTTCACCTCGTCGTCGGCCTTCACGCCGTCGATGGCGACGGCGTTGGTGATGACGAAGGCGTCGCTCGCCTTGCGCAGCTTGGCGATGGCGGCCACGACTTGCGTGGCCTCTTCCTTGCTGGCTTCGCCCTGCACGCGGATGAAGCGCTGCGGGTCGCCCTCGACGGCGACGCTGGAAAGCGCTCGCCAATCGACGCGCAGGAAGTCTACGTCGGCGTCCCACACCGCTTCGTGCACCAGCTTGTCGGCCTTGACGCGCAAAAGGTACTTCGCATCGTTGCCCAGGCAGTCGGCCACGGAGGTCGGAATCTGGTTGCCTACGATCACGACCTTGCCCTTCAGCTCGTCACGCCGCTGGTGCTCGTGGCCGAAGATGATGTGGTCCACCGGCAGCTCGCGGGCCTGCTCGGGCGACACGTTCAACGAGTGGTCGGCCTCGATGGCGAACTTGTTGTCGTAATTCGCGTGCACGAAGAGGTGCTTGCACTTCGGCACAGCCTTCAGCGCCTCGTTGAAGAGGTCCTGATTCGCCATGTGCGGCACCACGTAGGCGTCGTGCTCGGACAGCTCCAGCGGCACGAGGATCGGAACGAACTGGCTGCCAAGCATCGTGCTCATGAACTTCACGTACAGGTCGAACGACGACATGAGCGTGCTGTTCTTCGCGATGTCGTGGTTGCCCCGCGCGGCGAACAGCGTGCAGCCCGCATTGCGCCGCGCCCACTCCACGCTGATGTTGACCGCTTCCCACAGGTCGGTGAGCGGGACCATGAAAGTGTCGAACAGGTCCCCGTTGATGAGGATGTCCGAACCATCGGCCCTTGCGAGCAGCGAGCGAAAGCTGTCCAGCGTCGCTTGCCGCAAGGCAAGGGCCGTCACGGGCGTCGTGCCGCCCGAGCGGATTGCTCCAATGTGCGTATCGTTTATCACGCAGAGGCTTCTCATTGCGAAGTTCCTTTCTTGTCGAGTTGCTCGAAGAATTTGCCGGTCAGCGCCCGGCCGTGCCGCACGTCCACTTCGACGGCGTAGTAACCCATGCGAAGCGGCTGCAGCGGCTTCAGCGACACCGTGGGCACGAAGCCCGCCTGCATCGCCTGCACCGCCCAGTAGCCGAGCTGGCGCTCGATGTGCCTGCGGATTTTCTCGACATGCTCGAAGTTGTCGGCGTCGAAGTTGGGGACGATCTCGTTGCTCATTGCTTTCTCTTTCTCGGAACGGGGAACCAGCCTTGCCACTGCGTGTCGTGGCCGTCGTAAGAGGCGAGCGTCGCCACGCCGCCCGGCCCGAGCAGCAGCACCTTCACGCCGCGCGGGCAGGTGTCCATGTCGTAGAACTCGTGTTCGCCGACGGCGACGGTCTTGTCGGTGTTGAGGTGAAAGGACTCGTCTTCGACCTTGGGCTTGACGCAGTCGGGGCACAGGCAGATGAGGTGCGCCCGCTCGTCGCCCATGCCGAGGTCCGACACGCTCAGCTCGTTGGCGAACCACTCGACGGCGTCGAGCGTGTCCTTCGAGCAAGAGGCGAAGACCTCGCGCCCGAGGTCCCTGACGCGGTATGCGAGCCGCTGCAACGCTTCTTGCGTCTCGCTCATCGCACGATCCCCCGCACCACGTCTTCCATCTTCACCAGCGGGAACGGCGACAGGTCCCACGACGCCACACCCTTCACGTACTGTGTCTCGTTGAAGAACGCGAGCGGCACGCTGCGCCAGGTCACGTTCGGCTTGCGCATGCCCTTGAGCTTGTGGGCCACAAGGACCAGCGCCTCGCACCCGGCCATGTGCCGTAGCCAGGCACGCGCGATCTTGTCGCGGCTGTAGTTCTGGTGCGGCAGCCGCGACAGGTGCTCGACCTCCTTGACCTCGATGATGCCGTTGCGGGTGTAGGGCACTCGGTCACGGGCCTGCCCCACCTCGCACTCACCAGCACGCAGGAACCACTGGAAGTCCGAGTCGGCGGGCTGCATGAAGCCGCCGTGCGCGTCGGGGATGCGGTTGAACTTGAAGCCCGCAACTTCCTTTTCGAGGTCCGCGAGCACGTCGCGGACTTGGCCTTCGGCCCACTTGCCACGGTCAGCGGCCATCGTCCCTCCTCGGCCTGACGGCCTCTTTGAAGTTGTCCTTCGCGCTCTTCACGAGCGCTGCAGTGTTGTCGAACGGCCCGCGATGCGGGTCGTAGCTGGATGCGGGCAGCGTGACGATGTCGGCGACGACGCCCACGGGCGTCGCCAGCGCCGACACGGCAGCCTTGATGAGGTTGCCGAGCATGGTCACACCACCTCGCCGTCGAGGTCGGTGTCGTACACGGTGCCGCCGTAGGCTTTGCCGAGAACGTTCTCGCGCACGGCCAGCTTGGCGGCTTCCTTGCTGCGGAAGGTGGCGACGCGCTCGTTGCCGTGCCCGTCGGTGTCCATCAGCGGCACGACACCGCCGTTCGGGTGATACAGAGTCGCGAAGAACATCACTTCCTCACATGCTTGTCGAACAGGGCCATCAGGCCGGGCAGGTGCGGGCGCAGCAGCGAGACGATGGCCTCGGCGTAGCGCTGCGCCTCGATCTGCGCGTGGGTGTGGGCGCGCAGCCTGCAGAACTTGAAAAGGTTCGCGAGGTCCACGTTCCCGAGCCAGTGCACGTAGTGGTTCAGGTGCAGGAACATGCGGGCGTGTTCAGGGGCGACGCCTTGCTCGATCCAATATAGATACGAGGCGTAGCTTTCAGAGCACGTAGCATTGAGCGAGGCCCTGAAGCCTGTCTGCAGCTCGGGCGAGAGGTTGTCCTCCTGCCCCTGCTTCTTGTTGGCGGCCTTGCCGCCGACGACTTCAGGGATGTACCACTCGCCAGGCAGCGTGATGTAGCGGCCCGACGACTCGTTGCGCCGCCATGTGCGGTGCCGCACCATTTGGCGGTCCACGAAGATCGGCACCTTCACCTCGATCCAGACCGAGATCATCTCGAAGGGCGACGTGTGCTCGTTCACAAGCAGGTACTCGTTGAGCTTCATGTCCTGCTCGTAGGTGCGCTCGCTGTCCATCTGCTCGAAGGACATGCGCGCGGCTTGCGCCGGGTCGATGTCGTCGGCGTCGAAGTCGCGCCATGTCACGTCGCCGCCGCGAATTTCGGAGGGCCTGCGTGTCGGCCCCGCAAGGTTGCGCAGCGTGACGAAGCCGTGATCGAGGACCTTGATCGTGTTGCTCATGCCTGCACCTCCGAAAAGCCGCGCTGCGCGTTCGAGTAGAAGGCCTCGACGCGCACCCACGTCTCGGACTTGCCGTGCGCGTTCTTCACGCGGGCGCGGCGGTTTGTCGTGTCGTGCGACACCACAACGACCTCGCGCGTCATGCGCGGGTCGTTGTCCTTCCAGCGCGAGCCGATGGGCGGGTACTTCTCGTTCTTCACGCCTTCACCTCCGCATTCGCCTTCTGCGCATCCGCCAGCATCCAGAGCTGCACGGTGCGCACGGCCATCGTGTCGATGAAGGCGACGACGGGCTTCAGACCCTCCTCGGGCACGTCCTGCGCGACGCCCTTGAACACGCCGATGGACAGCGACAGCGAGCCGTCTTCCTTCAACTTGTTCGGGATCACGACGCGGTCGCCGACGACGCGGTTCAGCAAGCCCACTTCGCTCGCAACGTAGTGGTACAGCTTCGGGCTGCCGGAGAGTTCAACGGCAATGACCTTCTTGCCGAGATTTTTGGGTTCGAGCATTTGAAAGTTCCTTTCTTCAGTTGGACATGTCTTCGGCCAGCCGTTTGCTGACGAAGGTGGGGAAGCGCGGCTCGTCCTTCACGCCGTGCGTCATGTGCTTGATCTTGGCGATGTGGCCGACGATATGGCTCGGGTCCTCGAACCAGGCCTTGGCCTCGGCCACCGTCATCTCGCCCGAGCCTGCCTTGATCTCGCGACCCTTCTCGAACAGGACGCGCCCGTGGTGGTCCAGCACGTCGTTCAGGATGATCCCGTAGATTGCGCCGATCTCGCCGTTCGGCACGAGGCCTGCCTTGGCCGACGAGCGCTCGGTGCGCCCCAGCTCGTTCGTCTTCGCCTCGTTCGTGTTCTTCGCGCCCTCTTCGAGCCGCGTCACCTTGATCTCGAAGTCGCCCCACGGCTTGATGCGCCAGAGCTGCTGACCCTTGCTCGTGGCCCGGCCTTCCTTGTAGGTGGCGTTCGGGTTGCGCAGGATCAGGCCCTCGAAGCCCTCGTCCAGGCAGAGGGCCATGTACGCATCGACCTCGGCGCGATTGAGCAGCACCTTGTACGGCACGAGCCGCAAGCGGTCGTCGCCGGACTGGGCCACGGCTTCGCGTGCCGCCACATAGCGCTGCATGTACGTGTGCGACGGGTGTTCGAGGTAGTCGAAAATCCACCAGACCACGTCCGGCATCTGCGTGACGCCCTTGAACGCGCCCATCGCGCCGGTCGTGAGGCTGCACAGGCGCGGTGCCGTGGGGTCGTACCCGAGCGTCATCTCGCCATCGAGGAACTTGTGGTGCGGTTGCGAGAAGCGCTCGGTGATGCCGGTGCCCGTGAACTTCTTGAGCGACCGGCCGGTGAGCGTGCCATCCAGGTTGACGGCGCGCACGCCGTCGATCTTGGGCTGGCCCCACACCGGGTAGATGATGCTGTCGAGGATCGCGTCCTCAGCGAGTTGCGGTTTCATTCTGGAAAGTTCCTTTCAATTGTTGTTGACCGGGTGTCCGTAATGCCACTTGGAGCAGAAGCGGCACTTGTATGCTTTCATGAAGCTGCCTGTCCGCAGCATCCGGTGCGGACGGTAGGCAGCGGCCTCCGCTGCTGCCTCCGTCTCGAACTGCTGTTTGCCGTCACAGGAGCGAGCCTTAGGCGGCTTGCCCCTGATCCGCTTTCGCGGCTTGCCCACGAAAAGTTCCTTTCTTAGGGGTGATATCGGAAATACGCCCTGACAAAGGGCTCGACGACGGCAATGACCAGCGACAGCACCGCGCAGGCAAGCGAGGCGGCTCGCCCATTCTTCTGCGAGAGGTGGGGCGCGATGAAGATCATTGTGCCCAGCAGGTAGAGTTCGGAGAGCTTCATGCCGCCACCTTCTCGCCCTTGAGGTACGCGAAGTACGCTTCGAGGCCCTTGTCGATGGCTTCGTCCGTCGGCTCCTCGCCGATCTCGAACTGCACGCCGAAGTTGGGGCCGAACGAGATCGAGGAGACGATGGGAACCTGCATGCCTGCGTAGTTCGCCACCATCGCGGCGTGCTTGCGCTTGATGAAAGGCTTCAGGTCCTTGATCGCGCAGGACGACACCACTTCGTCGTGAATCGGACCGTAGCTGACGGCGTCGAACTCGAAGAAGATTCCGTCGCGCCACATGCGACCCTCGGCCAGCTTCGTCTGCTCGCCGCACGAGCCCTGCACCTTGAAGTTCACAGCCTGGCGCTCGGCCTTGCTCGCGTCCATGAAGTTGTCCGAGTCGAGCGCGGCACGCAGGTGACGGCGGGCGCCCATCATCGTGCAGACGAAGCCGTTGTTCTTCGCTTCCTCGATGATCTCTTCCTTCCACTCGGCGACACGCGGGAACGCGGCCTCGCGGGCGTCGATGAACATCTGCGCTTCTTCCTCGGTCACGAGCATCGTGGCTGCGAGCTTGGGAGCCATCGCGCCGTACTCGGTCGTGAAGTTCGTCTTCTTGCCGCGAGCGCGGAAGTCGCCGATCAACTGACCCAGTTCGGTCTTCTTGAACTCCTTGTCGAGGTCACGCTGGCGAACGTAGCCTGCGAACTCCTCGTAGGTCATCTCGCCGTACTCGCTGGCCTTGAGCGCCAGCAGAATCGCATGCCCCGTGATCGAGTGCATGTCCTTCTTGTTCTCGCCCACGTAGCAGGCGATCAGGTTCGGGTCCTGCGACTGCTCGCCGATGTTGCGCAGCTCCTGCGCGTTGAAGTCCATCGACACCACGACAGCGTCTTCGTGGTGCGGCAGGATCGCTTCGCGAAAGCGCGGGGTCACGGAAGCCTTGATCTCGGCGTCCGTGATCGTCGCAAGCTCGACCTTCTGGTGCTTGGGAAGCTGCTGCTTGTTCGGCTTGCTCTCCGAAGCGCGGCGCGTGTTCGTCGCGCATTGGTTGTGCGACGGGTGGATGCGGCCGGTCTTCCAGTGCACGAAGTACGGGTACTTCGTGTAGTACAGCTCGCGGCGCGTGCCGACCATGCGAACGAGCCAGATGCAGTCCAGAATCTCCTTGATCTCGGGCGATGCGACGCGCATCGAGTAGCGGATCGCAAGCTCGTCGGTCTTCGGGGACCCCTTCTCGCCGCGCTGCTTCATCGCCGGGGTCGGCTTGTTGCGAATCTGGACCGGCAGCGCCATCGTCTCGTAAAGGAGCTTTTGAATCTGCTTCGGGCTGTCCATGTTCAGCGTCGGCTCGGGCTTGAAGTGCGAGGTCACCCAGGCGGTGAACTGCATCGCGCCTTCCTCGCTCGCCGCACAGGCTTCGAGCATCCCGGCGAACTCGTCGGCGCCCTCGTCGCGCAGCATCTTCACCAGCTTGCTCACCGTGCGCACCGCCGTGTCCAGCGTGTCGCCTGTGACGATGTTGAAGGCCTGCTTGATCTCGGGCAGCGTGATGTCCTTCGTGAAGACGGGCGGCACCGTGCCGTCCCACTCTTTCTCGATCAGGAAGGCGCGCAGCTTGCCCCACGCCATGTCGTAGACCTTGTCGTCGGCCTTCTCCAGCTCGCGGCAGGTTTGCAGCGAGAAGGCAAGGCCGCGCACGAAGTTCAGCGCGTGCAGGTAGCTCGCGTCGATCTCGACTTCGCGGTAGATGTCCCACGTCCCCTCCAGCTCCATGATGAGCCGGTAGAAGACGTGCTGGGCCGCCGTGCAGATGGTGTCGTCGCAGCCGTAGTCGAAGACGTGCGTGGCGGGCAGCTCGCGCATCTTGTAGCGGCGCACCTCGACTTCGACGCCGTCCACCTCCTGCACGCCGATCTCGCGCCCGCCAGGCGGCAGGTCGTGGCCGCGCAGGGTCGTCACGTCGTCGTACTCGACCTGCTTGTAGCCGAGGTGCAGCATCGAGCGGTGCTTCAGGCCGAGGGCCTCGTTCTCGTTGACATACGAGGCTTCGAGCTTCGTGTCGAGCGAGCGCGGCAGGAAGCCGTGGAAACCGTTCTCGGCCCAGTGGTCACGCCAGTAGGTGCCGTCCTCGTCCTGCGCCATGTAGATCACGGGCAGCTCGAAGTGGTTGTTGTGGATCACGAGGTCGTGGTCCACGGACACGCGCAGGTCGGGGTGCTGGTTCGTGAACGCCTCGATCATGAAGCGGGCCTGCGACATGCGAATGTTCTTCGTGTTCGCGTGGTCCACCGACACGTAGATCGTGCGGTTCATGTTCGCGCCGAACGTGAAGCTGAAGCCGGTGAGCGTGCTGCCGATCTGATCGACGCCGTCCGGGTCGCCCTGCGCGGCCAGCCACTCGTCGCTCTCGTCGGCCGACGACGATTCGATGTCGAAAGCCAGAAAGGGACTTTTCTTGACGTGCGGCAGGCACGCGTTCAGCACCTCGGCGAAGTTGTCGGCCGTCACCAGCACCTTCTGCTGATACCATTGCTTCAGGCGCTCGTCGCACGGCGACGGCGCCTCCAGCACGACGCCCGCCGTCCACTCCAGCGCATGCGTGCGCGTCTCGACCCATTCGGGGTGCAGCTTGGCGAGCTTGAAGCAGCGGATGACCTGCTCCTCCTGATCGCAGATTTTGCGGATCAGGGGGTGCGCCACCTTCTTGCCGTTCATCTCCTGCGCCATCTCGTGCAGCGCCGGATCGAGGCGGCCCGCGTCGAGCATGTCGTACAACTCCTGCAGGCCGTCCTCGCCGTAGGCGGCGCAGAAGTCGGCCCACGCCTTCGGGCCGAACCCCTCGCAGCCCTTGATGTTGTCCGACGAGTCGCCCACCAGCGCCTTGTAGACGGTGATGAGGTGGTGCGCGAACGTGCCGTACTTGTTGACGCCGACGAGGCCGTCGTTCCAGACCTCGATCAGGGCGCCGTGCTCGTTCACGCCGTTCAGCGCCGACAGGTCGTTGTCGAAGGTCGCGATGGTCAGCGGACTGCGGGTGTGCTTGGCGAGCCAGGCGAGCGTGTCGTCACCTTCGGCCATCGGCTGACGGCAGGCGAGGGCGCCGAGGTCGTGCCACGTTTTCTCCAGCATCTCGCGCAGCTTGCCGAACTCGATGTAGGCCTCGGGCGGGCGGCTGTCGCGCGTCTGCTTGTAGGTCTTGTCGATCATCGTGCGCCGGGCCTTGGAGTTCATGCCCTCGTACACGAAGATGCAGTTGATCGGCTGCATGCCGGTCTCACGCAGCACGCGGCACAGCGAGTTGATGACGTTCTCGTAGCCGTACATGGCCGTGGCAACAAGGACCTTCTTGCCCTCGTGCTCGACCTCGATGCCGTCGGGGTCCTTCCCGGCCAGCAGCGCCCGCCACATGAAGCTGGACGCGTCGATTGCCAGTCTCTTCATCGCCGTTTCTCCTTTCGTGTTTGGCAGTCCACGCAGCGCACCTTGCCCATCGCAAGGCGGGCCTGCGGGATCGCGGTGCCACAGTCGTCCTCGACGCAGTGCACCCCGTCGAAGCCGGGGTGCTGCTCGGCCTCCAACGCCTTGCGCACCTCCTCGACGCCGCGCTTGTTGAACTCGTCCTGCAGCTCGGCCGCGAAGTCGAGCTGGTCGGTGTTGCGGCTACGGTTCACGTAGCCGAGGTCCATCTTCGTGTCGTCGCCTGGACTCACAGGTACTCCCCGAGCACCGCCCCGAGCTTGTCGTGCAGCGCGTCGATGCCTTGGGCGTCGTTCCAGACGGTCACGTCGCCGGGGAAGAAGGCCAGCGGCTGCTCACTTGCGTGCTGCAAAGTGCCTTCGTGCTTGCGGCCCCGCAGGTGCACCACAAGGCCGCCCGTCTCGCGGATCATCTTGGCCTCGTTCTCGAAGCGCACGTCGGTGATGACGAAGCGGCTGTCGGGGTCGGCCGCGACCTTCGACATCGCCAGCTTCGTCCACAGCTCGGAATCGACCATGTTGCGGCCCCACTCGGTGCCGATGGTCTGCCCGAGGAAGCGCCACGACTTGCCCAGCCACGGGATCACGGCCTCCTTCTCGGCTTGCGTCGTCGGGCGCCCGAAGCCCATCGCTTCGAGGCCGTCGTAGATGGGCGCTGCGAACGACAGGCGCTTGAAGCCGTGCTGCTCGATCAGGTACGCGCCGCTCGTGTCCTTGCCCGAGCCTGCGGGGCCGTGGAATCCAATGAGTTGCTTCTTCATGTTGTGCTCCTCCTTCAGAGCGTGGTGAGGTCGCGCGGTTGGTACGCGCCCGTGTCGTGGTGGATGGCAAGCTGGCAGGCACCGATGCCGAAGGCGTGGTACATGCTGATGATCGAGGGCAGGTCGTCGAAGGCGCCGACGATGTCGAAGACGGGGACGCGATGCATGTTCAGCAGGGCGCACAGCATGTCGCGCTTGACCTGCACGGGCGTGCCTTCGTCGTCGTCCGGGCGCATGAAGACAATCGGATGCTCGATGGCGAGGTGCCGCTGAACCCACTCCGTCGTGAGCGCCCACCAGCGCTCACGACGGCCGGTGAAGAACACCGGTTGGGCGAAGCGTTGCATGAATTTGAACTCGGTGACGTGATGCGGCTTGTCGTGCAGCATCTGCGAGTCGTATTCACGGTAGCGCTCGGCACCTTCGACTGTGAAGTTGATGAGGGGCTGACGCCACTTGTCGTCGGCCAGGCAGTTATCCAAGTCCCAAATGGACCACTTCGTCGTCATTTTTTCCTTTCTTCTTCAAGGAGAAGGTACAGCCCCTCTCTCAGTTTCTCCCTGGAACGATCGGTCATCGCCGGAGGAATCCGGTCGGCCGAGAACAGCTTGCGCTTGAACGCCGAGGGCGCAAGGATTTCCGGCACCAGCAAGGCGCGGATCGCGACGACGCGGGCGCGGTCGCTGATGGCGAACGCCTGCGACACCTCGATAGCCTCCTGAATGGTCTTCAGGCGGTGCTCGTTGACGCGCTGCGCGACGTGCAGGTGGCTGATGGCCGCCTGCAGCTCCGGCAGATGCTTGCCGTTGGCGAGCACGCGCAGCGCCTGCAGCGCCATGTCCACGCCGTCGAAGTCCTGCACCATGTCCTTGTGCGACCACGCAACGGAGCGCAACTTGGCAAGCAGGTCGTAGTCGCAGCCGTTGAAGGGCACGCCGCGCGTGATGCGCATCAGGTCCTGCACCATGCCGCTGACCGGCAGGTCCCATTGGTCGCCCTCGACGATGGGCAGGCCGTCGCGCACGCCGATCTCGTGGCCCTCTTCGGTCACCACGTAGAAGTTGTCCTCGTCATCGACGATCTCCTGCACGGGGCAGGCGAGCGAGATCACGAAGGCCGCTTCGATGGACAGGCGGGCACCGACGTACTCATCGACTTGCGGAAAGCCCTCGGGTGCGGTGAACCAATACAGGCGCTCGCCCTGCGTCACCTTCGGCAGGCAGTACGACAGGGCGCGGTAGCCGTGGTGGCTGCAGACCTTGTAGGGCGCGTGGCGGATGGTGCGCATCACGTCCACCCACATTTCGTAGACCTTGTCGGGGTTGACGAAGGGCGGGCGCGATTGCAGGTACTGCGCGACCGGTGCGCCGTGCAGCATCACGTCGGAGCGCAGCGGCGGCACCTGCCACACGAGGTCGGTGTGCTCAATCGTCCCGCCCAAAAGTTCCTTCTGCGTGACGCCCGCCAGAGCCAGCGCCCGGATGACGGGCTTGATGAGCGAGACGGTGAGCTGGCTCATGCCTTCTCCGCGACTTCCAAACGCCCCTGCGTGTCCGTGCGGATCACCAGCTCGTTCACCTCGGCGTAGTGTGCGAGCTTGGTGAGCACACCCTGCATCGCCGCCTTCACATCGTCACGCGACCTGCCGGGCTTGGGCATGACCTGCATGTAGACGGGCGGGTGCCCGCTGCCGATGACACCCAGGCGGATGTCTGCAAGGTTGAGCGCCAGCGAGATCGGCTCGAAACCTTCCAGCTCCCAGCAGCTCTCCATCTTCGCAGGCTGCTGGTCACGCATGTCGTGGATCGACAGCGCGCCACACGGGCCGTCGCGCTGCTCGTTCCAGCCGAGCGGGGCGCCGAGGTAGCGCGTGTGCTGCGGGTGCGTGACGAACTTCATGCAGACCTCACTTGCAGGTCCGCTTCCAGCCCGTTGCGCTCGGCCGCCGTGTCGCGGTTCAGCGCGGCGTAGTCGCTGTACTTGTCGCCGTAGCGCTTGGCGAGCTTGTTCACGTTCGCCGTGAGCGAGGCCGACAGGTCGAGGCCGAAGCGCCCGTACAGCACGCCCATCTCGAAGCACAGCGCGTTGACGTAGTGCGGGCCGCTGTCGCGCGTGTCGCCGCCGAAGACCATCAGCGAGTCCAGGTTGAGCGCCACGTTGCGCTGCACGCGCACCACGAGACGGATGTCCGACATGCCCAAGTAGTCCGGGTTGTCCTTCACGGCCCGCACACCGTCATTGAAGCAACGCTCCATGATGGCGATCCCGGCCCGCGTCTCGGGCTGCAGGCCGACGATGTACCACCAGCAGTCCCCGCCTTCTTCGGCGAGGTTCACGAGGTCCAGCGGCTTGCCGTAGATGACGTGCTTCTTCACGGCGTCGGCGATCTCGCCCAGCTCGCCGGTCACACCGATTGCCATGTGCTCGATGTGCGCCGCAAGCGGCAGCTCCTTCAGCGTGCGACGCGCCAGCGGCTGGTACTGTTCGAGGTTCACTTGGAAGTTCCTTTTTTCAGGTTGAGTTGGTAGTCGGCAGCGCCGACCAATTCGAGGCTGCGCCTCAAATTCGGATCGAGATCGAGCTTCGACAGCCACTCGCGGTAGCCCTTGGGCAGCTCCGCAAGCAGCAGGCCTTTGTGCTTGCCCCAAGGCATGCGGTGCACCATCTCAAACGGGGTCTTGACGTGCTGCACGATGGAGCGGCCCGAGCGCGGGATCATGTGCAGCAGTGCCTGGTGCGTCGTCACCACGTCGCCCATCGCGCGGTGGGCCGTGCCGCCTTCGAGCTGCAGGTGCGCCCGCAGCGTCTGCAGCTTGTGGTTCTCGAGGTCGGGGAACATCTTCTGCACGAGCGGCAGCACGTCCCACGACTTCACGAAGTTGGTGAAGCAGTGCTTGAGCATCGGCTCGTCGAATGCGACGCGGTAGCCGATCAGGTAGGCGTCGCCGTCGATGGTGCCGCCGAAGGTGTCCTGCAGCCACTCCTCGAACGTGGGGCAGTCCTTGACCATCTCGTCGCTGATGCCGTGAATCTCGGCGGCGGTGGGGTCGATGGGTTTGCCGGGGTTCAGGAGTGCTTCGGCCGTGCCGAGGATGTTCAGGTCCTCGTCGATCTCCATGAGCGCAAGGTCGCACGCCTTGCGGTCCTTTTCGAGGCCGGTCGTTTCAGTGTCGCCGATGAACAGGCGCATGAAGGTCCTTTCAAAAAGGGACCCTCGTTTCCGAGGGTCCCTGCAGTTGCCGCTTGCGTGTGTCGATCAGGCCTCGGGCAGGATCGTCGGCTCGAACAGCACCTTCGTCCACGAGTCGGTGCCCTTCGTGGCGATCTCGGTCTTCATGGTCATCAGCGACACCTGCTCGGCCGTCAGGATGCCCTTGCCGACCTTGTAGGCGCAGCCCAGGCGGTACTTGTCGAACTCCTTCTTCGAGGTGTTCGACAGGTCGATCTGGACCATCTCGCCTTGCAGGCGGCTGTCCTTCTCGGTGCCTTCGAGGATGCCGACGATCACCACACGCTGCGTCAGCTTCGCGTTCTTGTACCCCAGCTCGTTCTTGAGCATGTTCAGGAACTCGATGCAGTCTTCGCCCTTGTTGGTGATCTTGCCGTCATCGGAGTAGCGCACGTACTCGGCGGCCTCGGCGCCGGAGACGCCGGGGCTGATCTGCCACAGGTCCTGCCACGACAGGAGCCGGAGCTGGATCGTCTCGCCCATGTTGGCCTTCTGCTTGCCCACGTCGAGGAACTTGCCGTTGTTCGCCTGCACGCGGTCCAGCGTGTCCCAGTCCACCCGGTAGGCGTTCTTGGCCGCTTCGATCACGTCCATGAGCTGCAGCGACGGAGCGGCCACGACGGCGGTCTGCTTGGGGGCAGCGACGGCGCGGGACTCGGACGGCTGCGGCGCAGCGGCCGGAGCAGGGGCAGGGGCAGCAGCGGGTGCCGACGCCGTCGGGGTATCGACGACTGCGGTGTCACCGCCCGGCTCGTCCTCGAACTTGCCAGCAGCACCGCTCAGGGTCGCGCCCTTCTCGGGCACGGGAGCAGCGGCAGCGCGGTCGGAGTTCTTCTTAATCAAACCCATGATGTTTCTCTCTTTCAGTATCGTCTTCGTTGTGACCGTTCTTGGCGATCTCTACCCCCAGTGGAAGCGCTGAGGAACCGCTCATCCGTATTATCTAAAATACGGAAATTCTGTCAAGCCTTGAAGGGCGTCACGCCCAGCTCGGCCAGCCGCTGCACGTCGAAGGTGAAGACGTTGGGCATCTTCAGCTTCACGCCCATCGCCTGCCCCTTCATCAGGGCCGGGCAGTCGCGCATCGCGAACATGAACTGCTGGTCGCCCGAGAACAGGATCTTCGACTTCGTCGTGTTGGCGTACCTGCGGTACTTCAGGTAGGCCGTGCGGATGTTCAATTCGAGGAAGTCGCGCCCGCCTTCGGTGCGCAGCGCATACTCGTGACCGGGGCGGATCGCCTCGGGCGCCGCGCCATCGACGTTCCACGACATGTCCGCAAGCTGCAGCATGACCTTCGCCCACTCGGGCTGCGTCACGCTTGCAAGGTCGGACATGCGGTCGAACACCGAGGCCTCCAGCTTGCCGAGCAGCTCGCGAAACTCCTGCTCGCCGTAGATCGCCTCGACCAGGCTGCGCCACTTGCGCATGCCGAACGCGGCGACGCTGTAGTTGAAGACGCTGCGCTCCTTCGCGCTGGACTTCTCGGCGAGCTGCTCGGGGCTGAGCTGGCCCACGTCGTCGTCCTGCAAAAGGTACTTTTTGCGGGCCGCGTTGAAGAGCGGGTCGAACTCGTCGCGCAGCTTGTCGATGCTGCTCTCGTTCACCGCCTCGGTCGCGAGGTAGGAGCCGAGGATCGCGAGCAGCTTCTGGTTGCGCTGCAGCACGTTGAAGTGTGCAAGCTGGCGCTGTGCCAGCGACGAGGCGGGCTTGCTGATCGTCACGAGCACGACGCGCTCTGCCACCGCCGACTCCTCCTCGGCCGCTTCGGCGATGAACACCGCAGGCGCCGAGAGCTGCGTGGAGTGCAGCATGCGGTAGTCGTCCGACTCACGCGTGCCGCCGCCCTTGGTCACGTCGCGACAGTTGTACGCGTCGCGGAACATCAGCTTCAGGCGGTTGTGGTACTCCACCGTCATCTCGTGCGGCTTGTACTCGTCGATGATGAGCGGGATCGAGGCCGAGCCGCTCATGTGCTGCGTGATCGAGAAGAACGTCGAGACCGGCGAGGTCATCTTCGGCTCTTGGTTGTAGAAGAACAGGTGCGCCAGCGCCAGGTTCATCTCGGTCTTGCCGCTGCCCGCAGGCCCGTTGATGTGCAGCAGCGGGAACTTGCCGTAGGCACGGTGGAACAGCATGCGGTAGAACGCCGCCACGTACCAGCCGATCATCTTGGCGACCACGCCCGGCTGCTGCATCTGCATCGTGCTCACCAGCACGTCGCGCAGCACGTCCTTGTTGGTGCCCTCGTCGATCCACTGCGCAAGCGCCGGGGCATCGTGCAGGTCCGAGCGGAACACGCCGCGCGGGTCGGGGTAGCCTTGGAAGCACACGTCGAGGCCCGTCTCCCGCACGCGCGGATCGAGCAGCACGCCAGCCTGCGACGCATACACCATGAACGGCTCGCGCAGCTCGGTCTTCTCGTGGTTCGGGATGTTGACCAGGTCAAGGCCCTCCCGCTTGGCGATGTAAAGCATCTTGCCCTTCTTCTTGCCCTCCTCCACGAAGCGCATCATCAAGCCTCGAATGTGCTGCTCGGCGCCCTGCATGGCGTGACCGAAGCGGACGAGGAAGCGGTTGAACATGACGAGCGAGGAGAACGTGTCCAGCTCCATCGTGTGGCGGCCCACGCCCTTGCCGTTGACCATCACCTCGGCCTCGTAGGCGGTGATGTTGCCGGTGTCCATCGAGTACAGCAGGTGCACGTTGCGAAACGACACCGCGCAGATGCGCTTCTTGCCGTTCTCGGTGTCCACGTAGACGCCGTAGCGGGCCATCGTCACGCCGCCCGTCACGTCCTCGTACTCGTCGGGCGCCTTCACCGCGTCGCTGGCCGCCGTCGCCTCGGCATCGGCGATCACCTCGACGATGTCCTTTTCGGAGACCGGCAGGTTGTCCAGGTCAGGCGCCTCGTGCACGAGGATCGACTTGATGGCGCCCACGCTGAACTCGTAGCCGGGGTTGTCCAGCATGTAGTCGTACAGGCGCAGCAGCTCGGCGCGGCGCTTGTCCGGCGTGTTGTAGCGGTCGCCGTCGCTCACATGGTTCTGCACCAGCGGCTCGCACTCGGCGATCATGTCCTCGGGCTTCATGCCCGCAGCGACGGCGGCGATGGTGACCTGCATCGCGATCTGGTGGAAGCCCACGTCGGCCTTGATGCCCCGGCCCTGCATCATCAGCATGACCGAAGGCATCGAGGCCTTCTTCTTCGCTTCGGGGTCGCGCTTGCGCTTGGAGCGCTGCGCAAGGCGCTCCTCGATCTTCTGCTGCGCAGTGACGTACAGCAGATGCAGGTCCACGTTGAACTCGGGAGCGTGCAGCGCGAACGGCTCGCGCGGCATGCCGCACAGCGCGTCGTAGCGCTTCTGCACCAGCTCGCGCAGCTCGTCGCGCGGCAGCTCGGCCTCGGCGTCGGTGGGTTCGAGTGCGCGAAGTTCCTTTGCGCTGACCTGCACCTTGAAGAGGCCGTTGTCGGGGCGCTTGACGTTCGGCACGCGCCACATGCGCCCCTTGCCCTGCGAGTAGATTTTCAGGTCGAGCGTGTCAACGGCCAGCTCGTACACCATCTCCTTGTAGATGTACGGCAAGCCGACCACGCCCGCCTTGGGCACCTTCTCCATGAAGAGCTGCATCGGCAGCTCCGCGTGGAAGCCCTTCTTGCCGGTCGCATAGAACGCGATGGCATCCAGGTTCAGGCCCATCGCCTCGAATTTGTCGAGGACTTCGTTGACCTTGCGCACCGACTTCGTGATGTCGGTGGAGTCCCAGTCGAGGTAGAAGGGGCCGCTGTACGCCAGCTTGTCCTTCTCGCCTGCTTCCAGGCCGTCCACCAGCTTGCTCACCGCAAGCACGGTGGTGAACACGGCGCCGGTCTCGCGCAGGACCTTGTCCTTCTGCGAAACCGGCACCGGCTTCCATGCCGATTCTTTTTCAGCGCCTTGCCAGTAGACGTAATTCGGCATGTTCAGACGGTTTCTTCATTCGTGTTGTAGTGCTCGGCGAACTTCTTCGCCGTGCTGATGTAGTGCGCTCCCTCGACGAGGGGGTCGTTCAGACCACGCGCCGTGTTGATGTGGAACGTCACGCCCAGCTTGCGGGGGCCGCCCGAGTCGCGCCAGTTCACGGGCGTCCAGCGCACCTCGCTCACGCCGGAGACCCAAAAGAAAACGTCCAGACCTTCGGGTCTGGACGGCTTCTGGCCGATGGTGAAGCGCTGGCCGCGTGCACGCTCGAAGGTGAGCTGCAGGCCGCCAGCGAGGGCGGCCTGCACGTCGGCAAGCCGGATGGTGTCGATGACCTCGGGGCGCCCGTCCTTCACGCAGAAGACGACGAAGGCGCTGTCGGGGCTGGCAAGCAGCCGCGTGATGTGGTGGAAGGAGAAGTAGCGCTCCCGCTCGGCTTCGGGGAGCAGGCGGGCCGCATGATTGGCCCACCGGTATTCAAAAGAAGGAAAGCGCTCGGCAGTTGTTGTTTCGCTCATAGGCCCTCGACACACTCATCCGTTGGCTCATGCTCAACAGAAGGCGCGAATTGTCGAGGACGTAGGAGAAGTCTGTCAAGACGTAAGAACGCGCCTACGTTGTTGCCGAGCTATAGACGAGCGCCCGCAGGTCGAAAGCATTACCCTGCACCTGCTGCACCATACCATCGTTTCTCAGCAGGTCTCGGTACATTTGCCCTTGCACAGTCCCTGCGGCTGTGGCAATGCGGATGTTCGGCCGGAAGCGCTGGCCCTCGCGGTCGATGCGCCCGGCCGACTGGCGAAACGGGATCGAGCGGGTGGGCACCTCGGCGAAGACGCACTCCCAGCAGATGTGCTGGGGGTTCAGCCCCGCCCCGGCGCTGCCTGGCTGCGCCACCAGCGCGCGAATCTCCGGGTTGTCCATGAACAGGTCCACGCTCTTGCGGCTGTTCGCCTCGCTGTACGCGGCCACCGCAGGCACGCCGATCTCGTTCAGGTAGTCGGTGATGTAGCGCGTCGTGTTCTTGAACCACGTCCACACGATCAGCTTGCTGGAGGTGACCTGCTGCACGTCGATCTCGTCCATCACCGTGTCCAGCAGGTCGAGGAACGAAGGGCGCAGCGTCGGGTTCTCGGCGAACAGCGGCCAGTTGATGACGAGCTGCTGCAGCGCGTTGCGCAACTTGCCCGGCGTCGTGCCGTCGATCTTGCCGCCCGCTTCCGTTTCCAGGATGAGCTGTTCGGCAAGCTCGTCGTACATCCGTTTATGCGCCGGGTCGAGGTCGTACTCGATGATCTGGTAGTTCGGCTGCGGCAGGTGCTTGTGCACCTCCTCCTTCGTGCGCTGCACCGAGGACAGGTACAGGTTGCGATTGAGCACGTCCAGACCCATCCAGCGCACCGGCTTGTCGAAGAAGTCGCGCTCCTCGACGTGCATGTTGTCGAAGTGCGCCCGGCTGCGATAGATCGACGGCGTCTTGAGCCGGATGTAAGCGTAGGCGTCGCCGGGGTTGTTCAACTCCGTGCCGGTGAGCAGCGCAAGGTGGCGCCCCGCCGAGAACATCTCGACGTTCTTGAACAGCTTGCTCGACGTGTTCTTCAGCCCTTGCGCCTCGTCCACGAGCGTCGTGTACGTGCGGCCCTTGAGCATCGACAGCAGGTACTGCAGGTCGTTCTTGAAGATGCCATACGACATGATCCACCACGAGTACGCATGCAGGTCCACGTCGCGACGCTGCGCGGGCGACTGGGGACGCGCCACGCCGTCCTTGCCGGTGCGCACGCCGTAGCCGACGGCGCCGCCCGAGTTGGGGATCGAGTTGATCCACTTCACCCACTGCTTCACGAGAATGGGCGGCACGCACACGATGCGGTGCTGGTCGCCCCACGCAAGGGCGACCATCGTGGAGATCACGGTCTTGCCGTAGCCCACCGGCAGGAACATGCCCACGCGGTCCAGCCCGATGCAGGTGATGATGTCCTCGACCTGGATGTCGTGCAGCGTGAAGGGCAGCGGATGTTTAGCGAGCAGCTCGTCGAAGTTGAAGTTCATGGGCGATTCGTTTGAGTCCTGATGCGTGGAGGGTGAGAAGCAGCGGGCTGCTGCGCATCATCATCTCGGGTGAGCGCGCCAGCACGCGGCAGAAGTCCGGCAGTGTGAGGATCGAGGCGAGGTGCTCAATCGTGCGGCTGCCGATGTAGTAGTGCTGCGCCGAGGTCAACATGTACGCGATGTTCGCCTCGCGGTACACGCGCGGCTCGGGCGGCGTGTCGCAGTTGAGCGTGAGGAAGGCGACGTTGAACGCACCCGCACGGCACTCCTTGGCGAAGAACGCGATGCCTGCGCCCTCGCTCTGCCAGGCCATCGGATCGCGCACCCAGTACGGATGCTCGATGGCCCGCTTGAATTGTTCCCAGTTCAATCGCTGCTCCTTTCTGTCCTGACAGGACGTGGCAAATTCTCGTATTCGCGCTCCATCAGCGCGATGGCTGTCTTCAAGGCTCGGAACTCCGCGAGGTCCCAGTCCGTCTTGTACTGCGCAAGGCGCTGCCCGAGGAAGTCGCGGCGGCGCGTGAGCGCCTTGATCTCGCGCTTGAGCACCTTCGCAGGGCTGTATGCCTTGTCTGCACTGTGCGGCATGAAAAGTCCCTTTCTTACTTCACCTGTTCGACCCGGTGCCAGGCGTTGTTGAGCGCTACGGCGCTGATCTTCGGCACGAGCAGCAGCGCCGCCTCGATGCCGTCGCTCACGTCCTGTGCCTTGCTGTAGTCCCATGCGAAACCGTTCTTCGACATGTCGGCGATGTGGCAAAGCGCCTTGTAGATCACGTCCATCAACTCGCGGAAGTTGAAGTCGTCGCGCTTTTGCAGGCCGTCCGCTTCGGCCGCGACATCCACCGCCGTGAAGAACCGCGCCACGGTGGTGAGGAAGTCCTCCGCCTGATCGCCGTCGTGCATCGAGAACACACGGGTGCGGGCGTTCACCATCTCCTTGCGCAAGGTGTTGATCGCCATCGCCCGTGCGACCGGGTTCAGGGCAACAACCTTGCGCACCTTCTTCGGCTTCACCGCTCAGCTCTCCCCTTCGTCGAAGAAGTGCCACACGAAGGAGCCACCGTTCATCTGCACGCTGGCGATGTACTCGCCCTGGCTCACGCCGTTGCCGGTGCCGTGGCAGACGATGCAGCGGCTGACCATCCGAGCGCCGGGGTTCACCCGCGCCCACAGCACGAGCCCTTGGTTGCCCTGGAATTGGAGGTCCAGCAGGTCGGCGCCAGCAGGCATCAGGATCGCCTGCTGGGGCGCCAGCCGCACCGGAAACTTCCAGATGGTGCGGTACACCGCATCACTCCTCGACGACGCCGCAGGTGATGAACAGCGGTTCCACCTCGCGGTGGAAGCTCTCGGCGATCACCTTGCCGTGCTTCTTGAAGATGCGCTGCAGCAGGTCGAACGCCTCGGGGCCGTGCTTCTTCTGCTGCTTCAGGGCCTTCTCCGCAAGCTCAGCCTTCGTGGGCTTCTTGCGCTTGGCCGCCGCCGCCTTGACGGTCTTGCCCGTCACGCGCTTGCCCGTCTTCTTGGCTTCCTCGCGGGCTTCCTTGAAGACTTCCTCGGCCGCGTCCTTGTGCTCCTGCACCGTCTCGATGGCGAGCGTGGCGCTGATCTCGCCCGCCTTCACCGCCTCGCGGATCGTGGCGGGCGCCGACATCAGCGTCTGCAAGTGGCGCACGTAGGTCGTGGTCATGCTCAGCTTGGCGGCGATCTCGCCTTCGTTCAGGCCGAACTTCTCCATGCGCTGCACGATGATGCCCAGCTCCAGCGGCGTGAACTTCTCGCCGTCGTTGTTGCTGTGGACCATGTGCACGAGGCGCTCGACTTCGCTCGTCGAGCGCGGCATGACGACCACGGGCACCGTCTCGATGGGAGCACCCTTCTCGACAGCGATCAGCGCGGCGGCGCGGCGGCGGTGGCCGTCTTCCACGTACAGCACGTTCTTGCCGTTCTCGCTGGCGACGCTGACGGCGATGGGTTTGCTGTCGTAGAAGCCGTTCTCGATCATCGAAGCGGCCAGCGCGGTGAGGCCCTCGCGGTAGCCGTCGGTCTCCAGGCGCGGGTTGTAGCCTTCGCGCACCTTGATCTCGGACAGCGGCACGCGCCACAGGTCACTGGACTTCGCGTTGCTGTCCTTCATGGCGACCTTGACGGCGCCGGGGACCAGCTTGTCCTCGAACGCGGCGAGGTGCTTGACTTGCTTTTCGATTTCTTGGGTGTTCATGTTGAAAGTTCCTTTCGTTGGTTGCTGTGAGTCAGGAGAGAGGGTTGGGGTCGTCTTCTTCGTTCAGCCGCCAGAACGGGGTCGTCCTGACTTCCTCCAGTCGCCGGTCGCAGGCTCGCTGCTGCGAGACGGACATCGGCACGGCGGCCGGGCGCTCGGCGGTGAAGATGTGGCCCTCGCCCTTGCACCCGGGGCAAGGCTCAGTGGCTCCGACCCTGCGGCTTGCGCCGCCGCAGTCGGGGCAGACACGTCTGAACATGGTGGAAAGCTCCTTTCTGGCCGTGTGGCCGTAGCTCGACTATACGTGGACTTCGGAAAATCTGTCAACCGGGCGGTAACTTGTAGTTGCCGTCGTACCGTGGCCGCAGCGCGATCAGCTTCTCGGCCCGCTCGATCAAGCCCTTGTACTGAGGGTAGTGACGCAGCATGTGCGTCGTCACGATCAGGCAGTCGGACAGGCGCACGCCGTACAGCATCGCAAGGTGGTCGTGCGAGACGAAGTGCCTTTGCCCGTCGTTCTGGCTGACGACGTAGCCGGGGTACAAAGCGTACTTCGGCTCGCTCATGCTGACACCGCGATGACGTAGATGTGAGCATGATCGCCGTTCGGCTCGAAGATCGAGCACACGTAGTTCGCCGCCTCGGGGATCGGCGAGCCGTCGCGGAAGCCCGCCACCTTGATCTTCATCGGCGGCGCGGGCTCCATCGGCTCCTCGACGTACAGCAGCACGCGCGAGGAGCCTCTGAAGCGCGGCCCGTACTCGGGCTGGCCGGTGAGCACGCGCCCTCGCGGGTGCACTTCGAGCACGACACCGCCGCCCATGACGGCGCTGATGTCGTGCGCGATCACGACCTTCTTGGGCACGTTGAAGCGGGCAGGCGTGCCGCCGCTGTCGAGGATGGTGATGTCGCTCATGTCTGCTTCCTTTCATCTTCCTCGCCTCGCTCGGTCATGATCGTGTCGATCACCAGCTCGGCGTTCTTCAGTTGCGCAAGGGCGAGCGAGAGCTGCGGGTCGTTGCGCGCCGACTCGGGGTAGTAGTCTTCGAGCGCGGTCTTGATGCTGTACTTGTCGCGCCAGTAGCTCCACATGCGCGGCTCAACGTCGGTCGGTCGGCTCATCCCGTGGCCCTCCTTCCTCGCACTTCTTCGATGGCGGCAAATTCCCGCAGCGTGCGGTTCAACAACTGCAGCTCGTGAACGAGCCGCTCGTGCTGCTCGTACTGGGCGATCCACAGTACCTCTTCGGGTGTTGCCTGACGCGCCCAAAGGAACACGCCACGCCCGTCCTTGCGGTAGATGCGCACGCTACCGTCAGCGTATGCACCTTCGTGTGGTCGATCCCAGCCGCAGGTCGCCGGATCGAAAGTCATATCGGTGTTGCTCATCCCGTGGCCCTTCCCAGCGAGTACGCAACACGCGTCACATGGTCACGCTGCTCCCATGCCCGCAGGTTCTCGGCGATGCGCTTGAAGAGGGCTCGCACCGGCCGCGTGTCCACGCTTTGGCCGAGGAGCTGGTGCGCAGCGGTGGCCGACAGGTCGCCCAGGCACGCAGCCGGGAAGCCCTTGATGCGGGCATGCTCCTGCGGCGTGAGCAAGCGCAGCCACTCGGGCTGCGTCGGGTGCTGCACCTTCGGCTCGGTCGAGCGGTTCTTCATGTAGTCCTTGCCGATGGTGCCCACCTTGACGGTGTCCTCGTTCACGATCTGCATGCGAAAGCCCTTGCCCGCTTCCTTGTCGCGAATCTCCTTCGCCTTCAGACCTTCCATCTTGGACCACGTCAGCTTGCTCTGGTCGGTCTCCAGATAGTCGCCCAACTTCGGCCTGCGCTTGAGCTTGGGCTCGAGATTGGACAGGTCCATCGGGATGCCGTGCGTCGCGGCCACGAGGAACCAGCGCTTGCGCTCCTCCAGCGAGCCGAAGTCCCACGAGTTCAAAGTGACTTCGTGCACGTCGTAGCCCATGTCGCGGAACATCTGGCGCATGAGCAGCGCGCTCACCGTGTTCGAGTACGGCACGACGCACTCGACGACGGCCACGGCCGGATTGAACTTGTTCACCAGCATCAGGTAGGGCACGACGAGGTGCCCGACCTCGGGGTGCTCCTCGGCGCAGTCGATGGCGTTCTTGGTGCGCCCGCTGATCGAGGCGCCGCTGCACGGGATGCCCGTGACGAACACGTCCACCTTCGGCAGCTCCTTCATGGCTTCCTCGTCCTGCACCAGCTCCTGCATGGGCGCGGCGATGAGCCGGGTGTTGCTGGTGACGACGGGGTTGAACTGCGCCGCGTGGTCCAGCAGGTCGCCGTCGATCTCGATGGCGGCCACCAGCTCGCTCTTGACGCCCGCATCGAGCATGCCCGCATGCGCCGCGTTGTCCATCACGCCGCCGCCGAAGCACAGCGCCGCCACCGCAAGGGCGGTGCACAGGCCCTTCGCCAGGCGGTTCTTGCGGGCGTGCTGCTTCTCGGCCGACGACAGGCGCTCGATGCGGATCGCACCCTCGATCATGCGCACCTTGACGGCCGGCTCGTTCGCCAGCTTGCCGAGGACGGCGTTGTCATTGATGTCGATGATGGGGATGGTCTTGTCGCCCTTCGTCTTGCCGGAGACGATGCGCTTGCCGTCTTCGGCCAGCGTGAGCAGCAACACGCCCTGCTTGTCGTCGTAGTTCGCGTCGTAGCGCTTGCCGCGCTCGAAGCCGTACTCGGCGAGCTGCATGCTCTCGAACCAGAGGCGGGCGTTGCCGCGATGCTGACCGATGTGCTTGACTTGGTAGTCCATGAAGTTCCTTTCTGGCCGTGAGGCCGTTCAGTTGGTGATGGTGGGTTGCGCGCTGAGCGTCAGCTCGACTTCCTTGTCTTCGTCCAGGTCGATGCCCGCCTTCACGGCGAGGTTAATCACCTCCTGCCAGTCGAGCGTGACGTGGCGGCCCGTCTGCTTGCTGCGCACCGCGCAGGCGCCGCCGACAGGGTGCAGGACCTCGTAGGCGTTGCCTGTTTCCGGGTCACGCGCACTGCCTCCGATGGAGGCGAGGAGGAAATACTTCTTGCTGGTGAGTTTCATGGGTTCCTTTCTGCGCGTTTCAGCGCGTTAGTCGAGTGCGTACTTCACCGCGTTGTCGATGACCTTCTCGAACGACGACGCGGTCCACGTCGTTCCAGAGCTGAGCCGCAGCGACCACTCACCCGGCTGGTGGTGCGTGATCGTGAGGGACGGTTGCTTGCTCGCCTCCTCCAGCATCCGGTACAGGCCCGCAAGGCGGGACGCATCCTTGCCGATGTCCTGATGCTCGGCGAGCGTCTGCTCGAACGCCTTGCGCATGAAGTCCACGCATTGCTGCTGGCTGAACTTGATGTGCAGCACGCACTTGTCGGCAGGCGCAAGCACCATCGGCACGACTTCGAGGTCGTCCTTCGTGCGGCCCACGTCGCGGGCCTTCACGTAGTCGTCGCCGCCGAGGTCTTCGAGCGTCGGGCCGGTGTAGCTGCGCTCGTGGATGCCGCGTGCCCACGCCACGCGGGCGTTGTCGGCGCCCTTGTACGTGGCGAAGAGGCGCACGGTGCCCGTCATCCCGCTGTCGTTGCCGGTGTTCTGCAGGTCTGCCGTCGGCGTCCAGTGGCTGTAGCCACGCCCGTTCTCGAACTCGGGCATGAGCTGGCCCGTCGCCTTGTGGCGCAGTGCGAAGTATGAAAATTCACTCATACCTTCTCCTCGACCTTGTGGATGACGATGCTCTCGTCCTTGTAGCCCTGCCTGCGCATCTCCTGCAGGCACAGGTTCTTCGCGTGGTCCTCGTTGTCGGCGACGCACTCGAATTGCTCGCTCATGGCGGGCCAACGCATGAAGGTGACGATGTAGCGCTTCATTGCTTCGGGTCCTCCACGTCGTCGAACGCCCTCGCAGGCGCCGTCGGGGCGGCCGGTGCCGCAAGTGCTTGGAAGTTCGCCTGCGGCAGGTTGCCGCCGAGCGCCTCGCGGAACTGCTCGACCATCGACTTGCGCTTGATCGCGCGCTCGGCTTCGAGGACCTTCTTTTCCAGCGCCTGCTCGTGAGCGAGGATTTGCTGGTGGCGGGCGGTCTCGACCTTGCCGACGTACCAGCGGTAGTCATAGTCGCTGTCGGGGTCGATCTGCGGCTCGTCGTGCACGGCCGCCACGACGGCCAGCGACAGGCCGTGCCGCGTGTCCACCACGACGATGTCGTCCGGCACGAGCTGCTTCGCGTCTTCCTTCAGCGCCTTGAAGGTGTAGGCGAGCGTGTTGCCCGGCCCCGGCTTGATGATCCTGTGGGGCGTGATGCGCGCCCGCACGCTGCCGCCGCCGTCGTCCTCGTCGATCTCACGCCTGCGCAGGAAGTGCACGGCGATGGTGGTGATGTCGTCGCGCAGCAGCGCGGCAATCTGTTTCGTCTTCATTGGAAGTTCCTTTCTTGGGTTGGTGGGTCTTCAGAACTGCCTGTCGTGGCAGTAAACGCATCGAGCCATCTCGGCCTCGGTGATCTGGAAAATGTGCTTGCCCTTGCGGACCAGCCTGCTCGCCGCGTGCAGCTTCACGCCGGTCCAGCGCCGAAAGGCGATGGCCGACTTGTCGCTGAGCGCGGGCCAGTCGGCGACCAGCTCCTTGTGGATCAGGTCGCCGTTCTTGCAGTCTTCGGGTTTGCGCTCAGGAGGTTGCACGGTCCTCCTCCGCAAGCTGGTCGTTCAGTTGCCGCACGACCTGGACCAACACCCACGGGTCGGGGTCTACCCGGTGGTAGCCGGTGTATCCCATCTGCGTGAGGCAGCCCAGTATCTGCAGTTGGCTGATGATCGCGTTCGGCGTCCGGCCGTGCAGTCGGCACATCTCTTCGAGCTGCATGCCCTGCACAAACCGATCGTGCAGCAGCCGCTTCTCGTCGAGTGACCACGTCTTCCCTGCGTTGAAGAGGACGCGGCTCACAGGTCGCGCTCCCGATCCACATCGGTCACGCTGTAGGTGCCGTGCAGCACCTCGCGCAGGTAGATCGTGCCCATGTGGTGCCCCTCGTGCGGCGGCAGCTCGCGATTGGCCTTCAGCCAGGCGAAGGCCGTGTCGAGGAACTGCTCGCCGTAGCCGTAGCTCCTGCCGCTCGTGTGCACCAGCTCGCCGTTCTCGAAGATGCGCACGGTGTGGTACGTGTTGCCCGCGCTGCGCTGGAACCAGCGCCTGCCCTCGATGTGGTACTTCGGGATGCGGGCCACGGCCAGCAGCGGTTCGAGCTGCTCGGCAAGCGCCTTGCAGTTCTCGGCCGAGCCGTGCAGCCACTTCTCGCCAGCAAAGCGCAAGAGGCTCACGGCCTCTTGCAGCAGGTGTGAAGGCACTTCCACCTTCGGTCTGAGTTGGGTCATCGCTTCCACCTTTCGTTTCGGAATCGTTGTTGGTCCTTGTGCACGACGACGATCTCCAGCTCGATGTCCTTCGTGCCCTGCGACATCTCGTAGCCGTAGATGGCCCAGCGCTTGTAGCGCTCGACGAAGTCGGCCAGCCCGAGGGCTTTGGCGTCGGCGCTGCCGGGGCGCACGAGCTTGCCCCGCCAGTAGTAGCCCATGCTGGCCTCGCCGTAGCACATGGGAGCGTCGCTGTCGGGGCGAAAGCCCTTGGGCTCGTTCTCGTAGCTCACGAGCGTGGACCAGCAGCAGACCCTGCCGGGGTTGGCCGGGTCCTCCAGCGGGAACAGGGCAAGGCCCTGCTTGCCATAGTCGCGCACGACGACGTGTTCGGTGAACTTCTTCATGGTCGGTTCTTCCTTTCTTGCGCAGCCGCCCGCAGGCGCTCGTGGGCCTCCACGAGCTGCCCCGAGCCGACGCATGTGTGGACGCCGTTCTTGTGCTGCTTGGGCCGCAAGCCGTTCTTCGTGAGTTCGACCTGCTTGCCGCACCACGCGCACTTAACCGTCTTGGCGGCCATCACAGCCACTTGTGTTCGAGGGCGTAGCCGCCGTCGGAATCCGGCTGGCCGTTGCGCGTGCCGTGCGGCTCGGGCGTACCGTTCGGCCACATGGCTTGTCCGAGCCGGTAGACCAGCTCGAAGCCCATGTCCATCCCGGCGCCCGACATCACAAGGCCCTCCTCGTAGGACTTCCACGACTGGCCGCTGCCGCCGTAGCGCGTCACCGTCTTGCGCTTGGCGATGCCGATAGCCTCGACCAGGCCGTCCAACTGGAAGGGCCGCACCTTCTTGCAGTGCTCGTCGTACACCAGCGCGATCAGGCTGATGCGGCGCGACATGTTGCCGCGCGAGACGTGGCGCACGATGGTGTAGATCGTGTCGTTCGGCTTGAGCACCTCGTGCAGGCGCTTCATGGCTTCGTCTTTCTTCATGTCAAAGATCCTTTCTGGCCGTGTGGCCGTTCACTCGTCGAAATAGAACCAGCCTGCGTGCTGGTAGTGGTAGCACTCGCCGACCTTCTTCGCCTCCTCGGTGAGCAAGTCACCCAGGCTCGGGTTGCCGACGCGCAGCGGCTCGCGGTCCCAAAAGCCCACGCCGTGCCCCTGCCGCGTCAGCCAGAAGTCGTGACCGAAGGCGGCCTCGGCGCTGCCAGCGTCGGGGTGCGTGCCGTAGCCGTGCTCGAAGCGCTCCATCGCCTTCGTGAAGAGGCCGCCCGCGTCCTCGCACTGGCGCATGAACTTCTCGCAGGCTTCGCGGGCCGTGGCCTTCTGTTTGTTGTCGCACCTTGGGTTGGTGCCCTCCTCGCAGTCGGCCCACAGCGCCGCGATGATGTAGTGGCGGGTGACGATGTCCACCTGCTCATCCCATGTGCTCTTGCTCATGGTCAGGCGCTCAGCGTGAAAGTGATCTCGCCGCCGTCGTGCTTCTCGGCCACGAGGTGCGGTGCACCCTTGTCCACGCACACCCACGTCATCTGACCGGGACCGCTCCAGCCGCCGACGTAGTGGCCGTCCCACTTCATCTTGCGCATCAGCGCCTCGCACGCCTTCGCGTGCCGCGCATCGTCGTTCGAGCCGTAGTCGTAAGGAACGGTCGCCTCGTTGCCGTCGTGGTCGCTCGCCTTCATGCGAGCGCCCCGGACGTTGCCCGGTGAGAGGTACTTCGTTGTGATGCTCTTCATGCAAAGCTCCTTTCTGTCACGCTCAGGTGACGTTGACGTGGATGAACCGGTGTTTCGCAAGCACCCGCCCCAGCTCCAGCGACGGCTCGGGCGGCAGCAGAAAGATGGCGTGCTGCGCGTGGTCCACGAGGAACACGTCGAGCGCGGCCAGGTACTTCTGCGGGTACTCGATCTGCCGGTCGAAGCAGACGATGCCCACCGGCTTGAGCGGCATCGGCGCGTTCATGAACTTGACGCTCGTGAGGTACGCGCCCTTCCAGCCGCCGTCCCACCAGCGGTGCATGTTCGCGGCCGGGCCGATCACGAGCGCTTGCGGCGTCTCGCCTGCCGCCTGCTGGTAGTTGACCTCCTCGGTCATG